TATGAAAATAAATAATAATGTGTATAATTTATAAAGTATGAAACTTTTAGCGAATACTCTCTTTTCTCTACTTGCTTTTTTTGCCTCTAGTGCATCTGTAGAGGCAGAAATTGGTTATTGCACCGTTTCTAATAATTGTGTCTCATTTTCGGTAGCGTCAGGTACCGGATGTGACTGGATGTGTAGTTATTGTGCAAATACATTAGGTACAAATAATTATTATTTTACCGATGGTGTCTGTAAGTATGCAAGTGGGGGATGTGTAGGTAATCCACAGGCGGGTGTTCAATATACTTGCTGTTCAGCGTAAAATTAACGGTACCTGTTTAATAAATACGGTGCATTATATATTTAAAAATTTTTTTTTTTGAAATAATTATTATAGTTTTATTTAATATAATGACGGAGGTTACTTACTACCAATGTACTACGTACTTCAATGAAGAGTGGTTTTTTAGTGATGGTTCGGTAGAAACCGCAACCGTTTCAGCTTCTGCAATTGATACAACTTCTTTAGAGATTGCTACGCAACATTCATATGAACTTGTTATAGCAGAATGCAAGGAAATTCTTAATACACGCTATCCCGACAGAACTGTTATTAGAAGTGTAGTAAATATAAAGCGGGATTCCAATGTTAATTTTGGTGTTATCCCAGTACCACCTATTGGCGGATGTGCAGGAACTAGATACGGTTGCTGCCCGGATGGAGTCACCGCAAAAATAGACGCTGCCGGTTCTAATTGTGGTTGCAATTGTAGGTAATAAATATGGATATATATATCTATTTGATTATCAATTTTATAAAAATTATAATATTGATAGTAAATTTTAATTTTGATAATATACATAGATTTGTGATTATTAATAATATTTATTGTTTTTATAGTATTATTAAATATTTTTGGTTGCTACAGTATAACCGGTTTCTCCCACGGATCTGCTGCTGCTACCAGATCTACTGATGCAGCTAGCTATACTGGCGCAGCTGGATCTACGGAAGCAATTTGCTCTATAGTAGAACAAGTTTCACCCGTACATTTGACTTTTAGTAAATATTCATTTGCTAAGTTTAGTCTATGCTGTAATGAGGTACCTGGCCAATGTATAATAAAATCACCATCTTCCCAACGACCATTGTTCCCAAACATATCCAAACCATGTGGGTACGCATTTCCATAAATATAATAATCGTAAGAATTAAATATTTTTTGTGGATACATACTCATTATATCTGTATATTTTTTTGAACCAAAATATGAATCAATAATAAATGCCTGTTCATGTGGATATGCGGATATACTATCTATCATTGATTGAATAAACTCTTTACCTTCTATCGTATTTCTTACAAAAAAATTACCTGCATTTATTCCATTACAGTCTGAAGTAACAACGACATGTTTTTTTTCATCTTTTAATATATCTTCCAATTTTATATTCATATTTGTAATTAACGTATCACATTCAGCCATAAAAACCCACTCGCAAAGTGGATGTTTTTCAAATGCATCTTTAATTACATATGCTTTTTCAAACCCAATGCATATATTATGCCAATTATCATTTTTAAATACTAATGGATAACCGTGTTTTTCACAATAAATTTTTTTATTTTTATGTAATGTTAATTCCGCTAAAACCTCATAATCAAAATTATGCAAACTTGTAAATACAATTTTACTTTCCATTTTATAGTATATAATTATATAATATATTTAATTATAAATTTAATTATATATTATATTTTAAAGCGAGCCGTAGCGATAGCGATAGCGAAGGTGAGCGACTGAACTCCTTCACTAATGTTATGGAGTTTAAAATTAAGTACTATGTTATTGTATTGGATGAATAGTAATCCACCACAATTACATGTATTGAATGATCATAATTACTTCACCAAATTATCACATTGTAATTCTGGAAGTTTATTTGTAAGACCTATTTTCATTTATACCGAAATTTAACCAATGATAACTTGCTTCACTTTCAGTTGTAATAAATGCACTTAAATCAATATTTATTCTAACGTAATCCATCCAATTAAAATCGTTTGGAATTTGGTACTTTTTTTTCCCATTTTCTATCCAATGTTTCAATGCATATTCTTTTGTATTTATTCCGTAAGGCGCCAAATTTAAGTTTCCAATATATAAACACCAATCAAAACTACTAATTCGGCCTTCTATTTTTCCGTTTGTTATCCAATGATTCAATGCGTCATTTTCATTCTTTATATATGATAAATCTTCATAATTATTGACATAGAAAAACCAGTCAAAATCAGAGGTATTATTATAAACTAGGTTAGTAGTATAATTAATATCAGTAGAATTTGTAGAATTTGTAGAATTTGTAGAATTAGTAAAAAAATATTCTCTACTTTCTATTTTTCCGTGATTTATCCAATGCTCCCATATCTCTTCTTTCGTATTTAAATGTGACAAATCTGTATATTTATTTTTGTATGTTTCCCAGTCAAAAATATCTTTTCCTTCATCCAAATTATGTTTCACCTCAAAAAATGATCTGTTTTCAATAATCCCATTATTTATCCAATGCTGCCATGCGCTCTCTTGAGTTTGTAATGAGGATAAATCAACATATGTTTCAATATATTTTTTCCAATCAAATAATTCTGGCATATAAAATTTTTCATTGTTGTGAAAATAATTTCTTCCTTCGTTTATTCCATTATTTTTCCAATGAAACCATGCATCTTGTTTTGTTACAATATGATTTAAATCTTTATAAAAAGATGTATATTTTTGCCAATTAAACTGAATAAAATTTTCATTATTCTCGGATGTGATTCTTAAAGACGAACCATTTTCTTTTTCATTTTCATTTTCAGTTTCATTTACATTTTCGGTTGTATGCGCTAATTCTATCTCATTAAAATATGGATTTTTTATAATTCTAACTGCAACATTTTCATTATCAGTATTTGAAAATCCATCCTTTTTTGTAGATAAATCTCTAGAAAATATACCATTCATTCCAACCCATTCAAATGTAATTTCATATTTTTGTACGAATTCATAAAATGATTTTAATGCATGAAGATGATAATTTGGATAATTTATAAATTTACCAAATATAATAACGCAATTATTGCTTATTGTATTGTATAAATGATCAAATATTTGACAAGTAGATTGATATATATCACAATCTATATGTAAAAATGATATATACTTCTCAAACGTATATAGTTTTAATTTTTTAAATTTTGGAATAGTTTCTGAAAAATATCCTTTTATTAATTCAACATTTTCATTTAAAAATTCGGGAAAAATAAATTCTATTTTACTATTCGTAATTTCGGAATGTTTGTATGGATATATTTTAAAACTATCAAACGAATATAATGTATTTTTGGAATAGTGGGAAATTTGATTAGTTGTAAAACCATTACCTGTTCCAAATTCTAGCCATAATCCTGTTGTATCAATTACATTATTTACTAATAAATTTAGTAACACATTTTTATTGATATTTGGTATTTTATTTTCCATATTTTTTAAAAAATTTTCATAGGTAATACCTTTTGGAAATGTTTGTATCTGCATTTTTTTATTTATAAAAAGGTTACAATTTTTAAGAATCATTGATTTATGAAGACCAACATGAATATTACCTTCTACACACCCTTTATTTTTACCATTGCAAGAATTACATTTATAAGATGAATCATAATAACAATTTTTAAGTTTTTCTAGTTTATATATTCCAAATCCATTAAAACAAGATTGGACTTTTAGAGGACTATTTGATTTTTTTAATATTTGCAAAAATTCGTCCGTTTTTGTTTCATAATTTATATTATTTGCTTCACACGAAAAAATGTTTTTATTAAACCACGTATTTTCACAACGAAGCGCAGAGTAGTCATGATAATTATTGTTGTTATTTACCCCAGTTATAACATCCCATTGATTTACATCATATTGAAAACAACTACATAAACCATCTAAATTAATAGACCATACAGTATTATCAAAATTACAGTGAATTGCATATTGATAAAAATTGTTTAAATTTTTTGTAAATATATAATCTAATATTTTATTGTTACAATGTGCTAGACGTTGTGAATGTAATGGAAATTGTTTATCCAAATTGTCAAATAAAATGTAATGCTTTACCATATTTTTAATATTTATTTGCATCCATTTTTTTAATAGTTGTCTAGTATTATCTGTAGAGTCATATTCAACTATAATTATGCATATACTATTAAAACAATCTGCTAATAATTCTATATTAGAACATGCATTTAAAAAATATTCTTCACAATTTTGAATAGTAGTATAAATAATTATACCTTTTTTTTTCATCATTTTTTTTGCATTATTTATACTCATTATTTCAATCATAATACAATTATTATAATAAGTTATATATTATAATTAATAAAAAAATATTTATATTATCATTTATTAAACGAATGTCATATATACAAGAAATAAATAATTATGAATCTAACAAAAATATATCCTTTTCTTCATCAGAATATATACATTTAAATTGGAAAAAATATATAGATTTTTACAAAGACTTATCTTTTATGAAAAGTAAAAAACAAGCGTGGGAGCACTGGATAACACATGGAAAAAATGAAAATCGGGAATATTTTTTTTTAGATATAGATGAAAATACAGATGGTCAATGTCAAAATATAGACGATAAAAATATAAAAATGAGAATAAATAAATATAGGAAAAAAGTACCCATTCCAAAAAAAATAAATGTCCTTTTAAAAGCATATAAAAAATTTGATTGGGAATATTATATTCAATATTATAACGATTTATCTAATAATAATAATATAAATAATAAAATTTCTGCATGGCAAATATGGCATGAATTGAAAAATAAAAATAACCATTCTTTTTTTGAGGTTCCATCTCCAGAAATCATTAATTACGAAAATTTTGATTGGGTAACGTATATTGCAATAAATACAGATTTGGTCAGTTTGGATAGGAAACAAATATGGTACCATTGGGTGAATCACGGTTCTAAAGAAGAACGTGCATTTAGTCGCATAAATACGACAAGAATACACAAGGCACGTTTTGGAAATTTATTTTTAATAAATATGGCATTTCATTTTATTGCCATAAAAAATAATTTGAAGGTTTCATATAAATATTACGACAAATTTAAAGAACTAGGAGTTACTTTTTTTATCGGAAAGAAAACATTCAACGAAGATTTTTTTTTATCGGATAATTCCTTTTTAAATATTATTAAAAATAATGAAAAAATAGAAAAAAATATTATTATTGATATTGATGATTTTTTTTGTCAAACAAAAGAGTTTTGTTTCTATTTGCGAGATAAATTTAAAGAAATATTTACAGAAAATATAAAAAAAACAAATATCTTTAAGGAACGATATAACAATAATCAAGATGTTTTTATACACGTTCGTTTAGGTGACCTTCAAAATGAGATTTATCAAAGTAATAATAAAGATTATTACGATAACATATTATCAGTATTAAATTTTGAAAAGGGGTATATTTCTAGTGACACGATTCAAAGCGATTTCTGTAAATTTTTAATAAAAAAATATAATTTGGAAATAATTGATTTGGATGAGGTAAAAACAATTATGTTTGCATCTACGTGCAAGAATCTATTATTATCGGGGGGTACATTTTCATGGCTAATGGGGTTTCTCGCTTTTTATTCAGAAAGAATATATTATCCAAAAAATAAACATACGTGGTATGATGATATTTTTGTATTTAATGACTGGATACAAGTGAATATTGATTAAAAATTATTTGGGGTAAATTAATAAAAAATAATATATATATACAATAAAAGTTGTATATGACAACAGGGAATACAAAAATAGAAAATTTCAACTGGGACGCTTATTATAATAAGCATAAAGAAAGAATAATTTCCGACTTAGGAATAAATATAAAAAACAGAGATATAGCATGGCATCATTGGAATAAATTTGGAAAGAAATATCATTTGCAATATTTTACATTAAAAACACCAGAAACAATTTTATCGTTAAATCCACATAGTTCCGACCCGGAATTTGTTCGTTTTGATTGGAAACAATATATTCAAAATTATCCAGATTTGGGAACACATATAAATAGTAAAGAACTGGCATGGGGACATTGGTTTAAATACGGTAAAAAAGAAGGAAGAAATTGTGATTCACTAGATAAAATATGTGATAGTCAAGAATATGAAATTTTTGACTGGGAAAAATATATAAATAGATATAATGATTTAAGTCATATTACTAATAAGGTAGATGCATGGAATCATTGGACTAAACACGGAAAACAAGAAGACCGAACATTCATAGATGATTTAGATGAATCATTTGATTGGAAAAAATATGTGAATAAATATGATGATTTAAGTCATATTACCAATAAGGTAGATGCGTGGAATCATTGGATTAATCACGGAAAAGAAGAAGACCGAACATTTATGGATGATGAAGAAGAGTGTGAATTCTTTGATTGGGAAAAATATGTCAAAAAATATCATGATTTAAGACATATTACCAATAAGATAGATGCCTGGAAACATTGGTCAAAACATGGAAAAAATGAAATGCGTGTGATATTTTCTATAAAAGATCAAAATGATGATAATGATAATGATAATGAAAAACACCATAATATGTTGCCCAAAAATCACTGGAAAAAATATGAAAATGATGTTAATAATGAATATTCCAATTTTGATTGGAAAATGTATGTTGAAAACTATGATGATCTAAATTATCTAGATAATGCGGCGGATGCCTGGGAACACTGGATATATCAGGGTCGTTTGGAAGGTCGGACGGCAGTTAATTTAACAGATATGATTACATATAATCAAAAAATAATACAAATAGAAAAAACATGTTTTCCAGAGAATACATTAGTAATAGAAGAACCTATGGAGATTGAATCGTATTATGATTATATTAATATAACAAAAGCCAATATTGCACCAAAACCGATTGTCTATACAGAAGAAACCCCGAATTTGTCAAATAATTTATTAAATACTTGTTTTATAGAGGATGACAGTAATTGTAAAAAAGATATTGAAAGACATAAAAAAATTATGAAAAACGTGTTGTATATGAAACAAACTTATAAAAATAAAATGAGTGACTTTACCGATAAATATAATATTCAAAATATTAAAATTGAAAATGATCCCAAAATAGAATTTCGGTACTTTTGTTTTAAATATTTGGATTACATGCGGAATTGTTTTATTTTACCTGAATTAGAAATAAATAAATCCAAAGAGGCCGTTTTTGTAGAATTTCGCGAATTTCCACATGTAGAATTTTTAATACGCAATGCAATTATGCGTATAGGTTGTGATTGGAGTTATACTGTTGTGTGTGGAAATGACAATTATAATTCTATGATTTCTATATGTAATAATATTTCAAAAAACATAAAAATAATCAAAACGGTGAATAATAATATATCAATCAGTGAGTATAATGATTTATTAAAAAGTGTTGATTTTTGGGAGATGTTTAAAGGAGATACTATATTAATTTATCAAGAGGATAGTTTTATTTTTAATGATAATATAGAACAATTTATCCAATATGATTATATTGGCGCTCCATGGCAGAAAGATGTTTTACCGATTAGTGTTGGTAATGGCGGTATTAGTTTGCGATCAAAACAAGTAATGATTGATGTCATTGAAGCCGTAAATAAAGAAAATAAATTTACAAAAGAAATAATATCCGAGGATGTTTATTTTTCAAAGCATATGCAGCGATTGAATATAGGAACGGTTGCAGATTGGGAAACGGGCTCACAATTTTCAAGTGAATTATTTTATAATGGAGACAGTTTTGCAGGGCATCAATTTTGGTTATCGGATTCATTCTGGAAGGATAGATTATACGATTCTATTTATTCGTATATGGATAAATTTAAACCATTAAAACCGGATATACCTGATGATATACCGGATGATATACCGGATGATATACCGGATGATATATTGGATGATATACCGGATGAGGATAATAATGAAAATAACTCCGTTGTTTAACGTATTATTATACGTTTTAATCTACGCATATAAAATTTGGTTCTCATCATATTTATATTTCTATGAAAATATTTTATAGAAATATATTGCAATTATGGGTTTTAATTTATTTTGTTAGAATAAATAATTAAACTATTTTTTAATTCAATTAAATCTATATGTAATGTTTTTAATAATGAACCATCTCCAGAATAATTTTTATTACTACAATTAGTTTGAATATTAATTTTACTATTATCATTTAAAATTATATTTGCAATTTCTGACAATTTATATTTTTGGTCATAACAAATATTGATTGTTTTCAATAATTTTTCATTTTTTTCGCAATTATCAAAATAATATTTTACTATTTTCACAAAGTCATCTTCATAAACAAAATCAAAATATTTGTCTTCAAATATTGTTACTGGAGTATTATTTTTTTTGGCATTAAAACAACTTTTAATAAAGCGATCGTTTTCTTCGCGTGCGTGAAATATATTAAAAATTCTGAAATTATATACATTGTTATACTGTAAAGAGCGTTGATATATTAAATATTTTGAAAATCCATAATAGTCTGTAGGTATAGTAAGTAAATCTTCTTCTTTTCTATTTAGTATATCCGTATTTCTATCGTATATTGCGGCAGAGTCAAAGTTTATAATCATTTTAAATTTACTTGAAAACTTTAATAAATTTTCAAGCATTAATAGATTATTATGCGTGATATCGCCATTTTCTTCCTTTGTCCTTCTACCACCCATTATAGCAGTATGCACTAAAATATCATATTCATGGATTTTTAAATATTTTTCAATTTCAAATTCACTTAATACATTCAATTCAGACCTTGATAAATTGGTTATTTTATATTTAGTAGATGATAAATTTTGTTTTATCATTTTTGCAATATTCCCATTACCCCCAATAATTAAAATTTTCATATAAATATATTCACACAAAAATAAAAATTATATAACATAAATATAAAATATGAATGATACCAAAAAAAAAATCGTAATATTTCTACATAATCATTTTTCTGAAAGTAATGGGGGAACCGTTGTTCAATATTATTTAGCTCAATTACTAGATAGTCTTGGTGTAGATGTTAAAATATGTAATATATATGATAATAATGCACAAACTACTATATTTAATAAATTTATTGATAAAAATGATATAACAGACTTGGATAACACTATTGTTATTTATTGTGAGGGTATTCAAGGCAATCCATTAAATGCAAAATATGTTGTAAGATGGATGCTAAGTAAGTTGGGTCAAAATGTACCCCATAATTATTACTATACGTGGGGACCACAGGAACTCGTTTATTTTTTTAATAGCGATAATAGTATTGTAGATAACAATATCTCAGTAAAATATTTGTCGCTTTTTTATACAAATCCTAAAATTAAAAATTTTAATTATGAAAGAAAAGGTATTTGTTTTACTACGCGAAAGGTTAAACAGAAGCACGCAACAGTTAAAAAGTTGCATCCTGCAAATGCATTTGAAATCACTAGAAATCATACTCAAAATAATTATATCGGCATTTTTAATAAATATAAATTATTTATTTCATATGACCCTTTATCCTTTTTATCTATAATCGCAGCAATGTGTGGTTGTATATCGGTAATTTATCCGGTTGAAGGTCTATCTAAAAGAGACTATTTTAAAATGACCGCTTTACATGAATATATGATTGACAAAAATATAAATGAAATATATGGTATTGCATATGGAATTAAACAATCTGAAATAGATTATTCTCGCTCCACTTTACATTTAGTTGCAGATCAAATAAAGGATATACAAAATTGGATGATTGAAAAAAATGTAAAGAACTTTATGCATGATTTAAGTAATTGGAATGAAAATAATAATAACTTGTTAAAATATAAAACATTAATGCTTGATAATGATTTTGATGTGGATTTTTATAGACATTTTTACGATGATTTAAAATTATATACGAATGAACAATTAATCGTGCATTATAAAAATCATGGGAAAAAGGAAGGTAGAACCGCATCTAAAATATATTTATTAGAATTTATAGAACAAGAAAATGTTGATATAAATTTTTACCGACAAATTTATCATGATTTAAAATCATCTACGGATGATCAATTAATGATTCATTATAAAAATCATGGAAAAAAAGAAGGTAGAATAGTAAATAAAAAACAATTATTAGACTTTTTGGAAACAGAAGACTTTGATTTGGGTTTTTATAGATGTTTCAACCCAGACTTAAAAAATTATTCTAATATTGACTTAATAACCCATTATAAATATCATGGAAAAAACGAGAATAGAATCGCATGTGAAAAAAAATTTTATGACTGGTATCCCGATTTTGACATAAATTGGTATAGGGATTTTAATATAGAATTAAAGAACATGACTGATTATGAAATATTCGGTCATTATCATATATATGGTTATTTTGCAAATGAAATGTATTTTAAATATGACTTTATAATAAATGATGATTATACACAGCCGGTTGTAAATGAAAAAATAAAAGATTTAATATACAACCATCAATATTATAGAAGTATTGATACTTATGAAAAATTAATGGAATATTATAAAAAATTTGAAAAAAAATATTTTATTTGCAATAAAGAATCTTTTTATAAATATTATGATGATTTTGATTACAACTATTATAAAAATTTATACTTTAATAATGAAGATACAAATGATGATAAAAATGAAACAAAAATATTATTATATTATCATTTAGAAGGTAAATATAAAAACCATAAAATAAATAATAAAACCAAAATAATTTTATATATTCCACCATTTGATATAAAATGTGGTGGAATAGTTGTATTACATTATTTTGCAAAATTAATTAATGATAAATATAGTGATGGTTATCATGCAAAATTATTTATGCATAATAATCTTAAATATAAAAATCCATTTTGCAACGATTTTGCCAATATACATGAAATTGATGATAATGCAGTTGTTATTTACCCTGAAATAATTTCAGGTAATCATTTGAATGCAAAAAATGTAGTTAGATGGATTTTATTAGAATTGGGTATTGAAATGCCGTTGGACCATTATAAAACATGGAACCCAAATGATTTAATATATCACTGGGAATCAATTGAAAAACAATTAACATGTCCTTTTTTTAATAATGTATTTACAAATAAGAAATTAGAAAATAGAAACAAAACTTGTTATTTAATAAAAAAAGCACCATTGATTCACAAAAATATTGAATATGTCCATCCACCAGATAGCATATGTATTGATGGATTATCCTTAAAAGAAATTAGTGATATATTTAACGAATGCAAGTATTTTTATTGTTACGATTCAAATTCATATTATATTATTTATGCGGCTATATGTGGTTGTATTCCTATTATTCATGCGGTGGAAGGCGTAAGCGAAGATGATTATTTTAAATCAAAAATATTTTATTTTAATAATACAATTTATAATAGAGGAATGGTTTATGGTAATAATTTAGATAACATAAATTATATTTTAGAAAATCAATTAAATGAAAATAATGAAGAATATTACAAAAATTCATTCAAATCATATCAAGAACAAACTTTCTATTATTTTTTTAATGATATTAAAGCATTATTAACCAATGACAACAATCAAGAGTTACCATATGCAAAATCTATATTTGAATTTAAAAAAATATAATTATTTAATAATTAAATTATATATTTACCAAAGTATTTTTGTTGGGTAATTATTCATTAACCTCTTCTGGAGCGAATGAACTCTGTATGTGATAGCCAACGGAGTTCAGTCACTCCAATATTAATGTATCAAGTGTATTTTTAAAAAAATTGTAAAATAATTTATAATCAAGATCAAATATCCCTTGCAATCTACCATCAGATAGTGTTATACATTCTATAGGGCATGGAATTATATTATATTTATCTAATAAAGTGTGTGATATTGATAACCATCCAAATGATTCTTTCGTACCAATTAATATAGCTTTCGTATTAAAAATCCAGGTCATTAAATTAACAACCCCCGTTCCAGCAATTTGAATAGATAACTTACTATTTATGATATCATTCTTAATATCTAAAAATTTTTTACCTACAAGATTTTCAAATATTATATTTTTATTATGATAAAAATGTTGAATAATATTATTTGCTATTACATTTTGTTCAATATATTCTTCATTAGTATTAACATCAATAATATGAACAGTGGTTTCAAAGCAACCTACTATATTTATTTTTAATTTATAATTCTTGTAATCATTAAGTAATTTTTCAATTAAGTTTATATAAAAAAAATCCGAGTTTTTTAAAACTCTGCGGTTGGATCTTATCTCAAATGATAATTCTAAAAGTTCGGTTTCTTCTTTTACCACAGAATCCGTATTCACAATAATGGGGAAAAATGTATTGCTTATGTTATTATCTATATAATAATTATTCAAAAATATTGGAAATGCATTGTTTAAATTTATTGGTTTTAAATGCTTACATTTACCAAATTTATCTTCAAAATTTATTATATTAAAATTATAGTTTTTTTTTAAAAATTCTGCAATGTTAAACCAATCATATGGACCTATTATGATTCCATTAATTTTATCATGATAACTTTTATTTTGTAAAAAATAATATAGTCCAGATATTTCATTCCATAAATGATGCCCTGTATTTAAATTAAATCCAAAATATAAATATTTTTCAAATTCTATTTTATTAGAACAATTCAAATTTGTTGATGTTATGCTATTAAATATTTCATTAAAGTAGTAATCATGTGCAGACGTATTTTCCGATATGTTTATTATTTCTTTATTATTAATATAAATAATATATTGAAAATCCATATAACTGGATGTTTGAACAACAATGAAGGGGTCATTACGGTTGCAATAATATAAAATAACAGGTGAATCACGCCAATTGAAAATTACATTATATACCTCATAAAATGTATTATCAATAACATTTAAAAATTTAGGATTTTTCTCATTTATTTTAGAATATAAAATTTCATTTGATAAATTCATATAGTGGGCATTTTTAAAAATAGGGGCTAAATTAATATCATATTTTATATATTTTAATTGTAAATTGTCACTTAATAAATTAATATTATCAGTTGGTTGTATGTTATTAAATCCATTTATTGATGTATTAAAATATTGAATGCAAACGGTTGGTTCTAAATTATATATTTTATATGTTTCATTATTGAAAAAAACGTCCTTAATATAAATTTTATTCATTATTATTATAATATATTTTATATTAAATTATATTATTTTTATTATTAGCTAATTTGATAATTTTTTTATATTATAATTTTATATAATGTCGGAGTTTAGAAAAAAAGTTTGGTATGCACCCAATAAAAAAGAAGCATATGGCGATGCCGAAATTAAGGCAGTCGTTGATTGTTTAAACGATGGATGGTTGGCCGGATTTGGTCCCAGAACAGTACAATTTGAGAAAGAAGTATCTGAAATATTTAGTAAAAAATTTGGGTTATTTGTAAATAGTGGTTCATCTGCTATTTTATTAGGTTTAAATGCATTAAATCTTCAACCAGGTGATGAAATTGTTACCGCTGCATGTACATTTTCAACTACTGTTGCGCCAATGATCCAGTGTGGATTGAAACCTGTATTTTGTGATGTTGAAATTGGTACATATGTTCCTTCTCCAGATCAAGTTATGGAAAAAGTTACCGATAAAACAAAAGTTATTATGCTACCAAGTCTGATTGGTTCCAAACCAGATTGGGCAGAAATTAGAAAAAGAGCAGGTTCCAATATTATTTTATTTGAAGATTCTGCTGATACAATCACCGCAACACCAGAAACTGATATGGCGATTACTAGTTTTTATTCAAGTCATTTAATTACTGCATGTGGGTCCGGAGGAATGCTCATGTGTAACGAAGAAAAATACTTAAAACGTGCCACGATGTTTCGTGATTGGGGAAGAATCGGAGATAATTCAGAGGATGTAAAAACCAGATTTGAATTCAGCATTGATGGTATCCCATATGATTATAAATTTTTATATGGAGCAGTTGGATATAATATGAAGTCTTCTGAAGTAAATGCTGCATTTGGATTAGTTCAATTATCCAGAATTGAAGAGATTCGGGCGAAACGTAGAGCCATTTTTAATAGATATTTGGAAAATTTGAAGGATGTTAAAGAAATCACCTTACCGATTAATACATTTGACTCTGATTGGTTGGCTATTCCATTTATGACAAAAGATAGAATGTCTCTATTAACTTTTTTAGAAGAAAATAATGTTCAGACGCGAGTGTGTTTTGCAGGTAATATTACCAGACACCCAGTTTATCGTGATTTTTTAGAAGAATTTCCAAACGCAGATAGAATTATGGCGGAAGGATTTTTATTAGGAGCTCATCATGGAATGAATATTGAAGATTGTGATTATGTATGTGATAAAATGAAAGAGTTTTTTGCAAAATAAATAGTATATAAGTTAATATTTTTTAATTTTAATAAAAATATTAATTATTATGATAATTGGTATTTTAGCATTACAAGGAGCTTTTATAGAGCATAAACATATTTTAGATAAAATAAAGATAGAAAATATATTGATAAAAAAAATAGATGATGTAAAAATATGTGATGGAATTATAATTCCTGGTGGTGAAAGCACAGCAATGGGAATAATAGAGGAAAATGTTTTTCAAGAAATATCAAATCATATTAAAAAAGGAAAAGCGGTTTGGGGTACATGTGCCGGATTGATATTATTGGCAAATACTATTATAGGTCAGAAAAAAGACGGTCAAAAAAATATAGGTGGCTTAGATGTATGCGTCCAACGAAATTATTTCGGTTCCCAAAAACAAAGTTTTATTATAAATGTAGATTACCCGACGGAATTTTGTAAGGCGGGAAAATTTGAAACCATTTTTATCAGAGCCCCTGTAATATTGTCTGTAGGTAAAAATGTGGATACTTTATTAAAATTAGATGATAATATTATTGCTGTCAAACAAAATAATATTTTGGGTACATCCTTCCATCCTGAATTAACAAATAATTACTCTTGGCACGAGTATTTTATTGAACTTGTTAAAAGTTCTAAGAACGTATAAACAATTTAAAGAATAATGATAATTTTAATAAATAATGAACAATCAAGACATAATTCTTAAAAGAGGATTGGCGCAAATGTTAAAAGGCGGTGTAATCATGGATGTCACAAATGTGGAAGAAGCGATTATTTCCGAAAGAGCTGGTGCAGTTGCTGTTATGGCATTAGAGAGAGTACCTTCTGATATACGTAAGCAGGGTGGTATTGCCAGAATGAGCGACCCGGAAATGATACTGAAAATTAAAGCAGCAGTTACTATTCCCGTTATGGCAAAAGCAAGGATAGGTCATATAGTGGAAGCGCAAATATTAGAAGAATTGGATATTGATTTTATTGACGAGAGTGAAGTTTTAACAAAAGCGGATGAAGATTATCATATTAATAAACATAAGTTTAAAATTCCCATTCTTTGTGGATGCAGAAGCCTTGGAGAAGCTTTGAGGCGAATTAGCGAAGGCGCGACAATGTTACGCACGAAGGGTGAAGCCGGCACCGGTAATGTTTTACACGCTGTAAAACATGCAAGAGCAGTTCAAAGTGAAATAAAGAGAGTTCAAAATATGGACGAAGACGAATTATTTAACTATGCAAAAGAACATGTGGTGTCATATGAAATATTGAAAGAAGTAAGGGATTTAGGTAAATTACCTGTTGTGAATTTTGCTGCGGGTGGTATAGCTACTCCCGCAGACGCAGCATTAATGATGCAACTAGGAATGGATGGTGTTTTTGTGGGCTCCGGAATTTTTAAGAGCTCAGACCCAGAAAAAAGAGCGAGAGCTATTGTTCAAGCCGTTACACATTATAATGACCCTACTATTTTGGCAAAAGTAAGTAGAGATTTGGGTGAATGCATGAGTTAATTCTATGATTATTTTTATCATAAAAGTATATTTTATGTGTCCGGATTAGAGTCACATAAAATATTTAATAATCACATAAATTAAACAATTTTCACAATCATCTCTTTTTCAAATTCTTCTCTGCTTAAAAATGGATCCATGTCTTCAAATGGTCTATTTGTAAATGTCCCGTCATCATTTTTTATTGCATTCAATCTAGGTACCCGCCCTTGTATGCAACAAAATACCTCTAAAATAATGGGACCCTCATTATAAATTAAAAATTTGTTTATCATATTTTCTATATCTTCATTTTTTCTTACTGATATATATTTTATTCCATAAGCAGTTGCTATTTTTTCAGAATCCGGAAAAGATAATCCGCTACTATAATCTACACCAAATTTTGCTTTAAAAAAGTTAGTCTGTGTAATCTGAATTGCTCCGTAAGCTCCATTATTAAATAATAATATTTTAATGGGTAATTTGTATTGAATAATAGTTTGAAGTTCTTGTATGTTTAATTGAAATGACCCTTCACCAAATATTGGTACTATCATTTTTCCTGGCTCAGCGATTGCTGAACCAATACTAGCCGGCAATTCAAACCCCATATCACCTTGACTACTAATAATAAATTTATCTCCTTTTTTTACATTTACCATATGCCATACATTAGTAATAATAGATCCTGAAGAACATAGTATAACTTTATTTTCAGGGGCTTTTTCAAAAAAATGTTTCAATAGATGATATGGATTAATACCATTTATATCAGATAAATCAGTAGGTGTTTCAAACTGCCATTTATTTTTCCAATGCAAACATTTATCTACCCATAATCCATAATTTTTTGTGTCAAAATTAAAATGGTCAAAAAATAAATTTAAATCCATATTTATTTTGACGTCATAATGAGTATTTGTTTTTTCTAATTCATTTTGGTCGTTATCAATATATATTATTTTCGCTTCTCTAGCAAACCAATCAGATCTATAACCAATTATGCCTTGCGACATTCTGCAACCCAATGATATTAAGAGATCGCAATTTTGCATTGCAAAATTACCAGCTCTATCACCAATTAAACCAATTTTACCAACATATAAAGTATCATTGCTTTCAATTAAATCCGTTCCATGGAAAGTAACAGCTACCGGAATTTTATACTTATTTAAAAAAATATTAAATTTTTCATTACAATTTCCTAATTTAATACCATTTCCTGCTATTATTAATGGTCTTTCGGATTGTAATAATAATTTGTTAATATTTTCTAAATCTGTATAATTTGGTTTTTGGTCAATTATATTTTTTTCTATTATAGGGATTTCACTGAAATCCATTAAAAATCCTTGAATATCAACTGCAAAAGATATCCATACTGGACCCGGTCTTCCGTTAATTAAATTTTTTATAGCTTCTATTAAAACCGGTTTAACTTCTTCTAATTTAGTTATTTCATATGCGTATTTTGTTATTGGAGTTACTATACTTATAATATCACAATCCGCGCCAGCATAGTGCCTTAATTTCATATTTTCGGTATTCATATTTCTGATACATTCATTGCTTTTCACTTGGCCTGATATAAATAATATAGGTAAGCTATCCTGATGAGCCACTAAACACGGTGATATTGTATTTGTAGCCGCACAGCCAGCGGTCGTACATACTATACATGGTTTTGAATTTGTTTTTGTAAAACCTGTAGCGGAATACCCACATGCTTGTTCATGATGTTGATAATAAATTTTAAAATCTGGATTTTTTCCAAAAGAATCGTTTAAATGCATTGCAAACCCTCCAGTAATTGTAAATACAGTGTCTAAACCATTCTTAATTAGAAAATTAGTTACATAGTCACTAACTTTCATTTTTGAACTTTTTTCTTCTTCCATATTATTATATATTTATTTATTTTCTAAATAAAAATTTAACATATCTTTTGAATAACAAATATAAAAATTATATAAAATGATATTATATAATAATGGAATTTAGTGTAGATACTAAAACTTTTTCAGGCGATATAGATAAAAGTGACAATACGAAAATACAATCGTATAATAAAATGTATGATGTTATATTTAATGAAAAAAACTTGAATGAATTGATAAACGAAAACTATCAATTAAATGATTTTATTGTGATAGACCGAAATGTTTATAATTTGGATTCAACCTGTTTAAACAATATAGACCACAAATTTTATTTTATATTTGATGCATTTGAAGATACCAAAAATATGGATACTGTTCTAAAAATTATTGATTTACTGTTTGAAATTAAATTTAATAAAAAGAATAAAATGCTTGTAATTGGTGGAGGAATAACGCAAGATGTTGCAGGGTTTGTGTGTGCTATTTATAAACGTGGTTTAAAATGGTTGTTAATGCCTACTACGCTTCTCTCCATGACAGATAGTTGTATTGGAGGTAAAGTTGGTGTGAATAGAATTAGCAAAAATATGCTTGCCTTATTTTGCTCTCCAAATAAAGTGATTATAACTAATTATTTTCTACCCAGTTTAACACCAGATGATATAATTTCTGGGTTGGGTGAAGCATTAAAATTATCACTTATTGGTGGTGAAATGAGTTATCAATATTTTCAGGATAATTATACCAATTTAAATTATTTAAACTTGATTAAAATGGCGACATCTGTAAAAAAATTAATTGTTGAATATGACGAACTAGAAGTAAATGAACGACGAGTACTAAATTACGGACATACTTTTGGGCATGCATTAGAAACATCTTCCAATTTTTTCATTCCGCACGGAATCGCGATAACATTTGGTATGTATATTATTAATAAACTGTTTTATAAAAATAAATATGATACATTAGACAATTTTATGTTAGAAATAATTCCAGATAAATTTAAAAAAATTAGCATGTCATATGATGTTTTTATTAATTCAGTTTTAAATGATAAAAAAAATGATGGTGATAACATATGTTTTATTTTGTTGGATGATATTGGCAAATCTATATTTGTTTTTAAAAAATTAGATGAGATTAATGATGATTTAAAAAAAATATTTGAGGAATTATTTACAAATATATAAAATTTATATGGGATACAATATAAAATATTAAATAATATTTTATATTTTATGATGAATAGATATTAAATTTTATTGGAAGCAATTCTGGATTCAATCATTTTAATTCTCTCCACATCTTTATTTGCATGCATTGCATAACGTGAATGAATGAATTTCAACCATTCTACTTCAAATACATTTCCCCAATACAATAATTTATCAAAGTCTTTTATGTTCAGTTTATGAACATCATAAATAATATATCTTGTTTCAAATTTATCTAGTAAATCATTTTCAATCAATTTCTCAATAAAATTTTGCGAATTGATACTTATTGCGCCACCCATATAACACATTGTATTTTGTTCCCGCGCCTTTGTAAATACATTTTCCACCTTTTCATACATTTCAGGAGAATCTACATAATTTCTGTCTTTACCCAATGAGCTTACAAAATCAACCCGCCCAACCGTAACGAAATCAACTTGGTTAAATAAATGAGATAGTTCTTCTAAGTTATTATAAGCTTGAATTGTTTCTAAATTAAATCCCTTCTTTTTATCACAATTGTAAGTAGTGAGTGATTTAAAAAATTTATCCAACGCAAATTTGCTTTCAATCATTGGTGCCACTATTGCATCACAATTCAAATCCATACAGTCAATAATATCTCGTTTTGCCTCACATCCTCCAATTTTAATGGATAAATCTAATCCAACAGATGTAGTTAAATTACGCATTGAAATTACCTCATTATGTAACGCACCCTCATCTTCAAACGATATCTTTATCCCCGAACAACCCATCTCTTTAAGCTTCAATAAAATATTTTGAAGTTGCTCCATTTCAGTATATTATTGATATTTATTATTTTTTTAAATGGGTAAAAATATATAATCTTAACACATTAAAATTAGCGCATTAAAATTAACACATAACATTTTTATTTATAAATTTGTTTATTTTTTCTAAAGTAAAACCGAAATGTTCTTTAATATCTGTTATTTGACCACTTTCCCCAAAACTATCAATACCATAAGTATAATCTACGTATTTATACCAACCAAGGCTTACTCCAGCTTCTAAACTCATTTTTTTTATATTTTTTGGTAATATGTCTTCTTTATATTCTATCTCTTGGTTGTCAAATAATTCACAACATGGCATTGAAACCACTCTTATTGAACCCATTTTTTTTGCAACGTCAATTGCCAATATAACTTCCGACCCGGTTGCAACAATTATTAATTGTATTTTTATATCTGTCTTAGTTTCTGGTTCATACACAATATACGCACCTTTTTTCATTTTATCCATGCAACTATTTTCTATATTTTGAATTATTTGTCGCGATAATATTAAAGCACATGGTCCATTATATTGTAATGCGATTTGATATGCACCGGATACTTCAGTTGTATCACATGGTCTTAATGTTAATAAATTCGGAATAGACCTTAGTATTGTAAGCGATTCTACTGGCTGATGTGTCGGACCATCTTCTCCCAAAAATACGGAATCATGTGTTAAAACATAAATAACCGCATGTTTAGATAATGCTGCCATACGAATTGGAGCTAAACAATATGTAATAAAAACAAAAAATGTACTTACTATAGGTATTATATCATAGGTTGAAATGCCATTTGCAATTGAAGCCATAGCATGCTCTCTAATTCCATAATGTAAATACTGCGATGTAAAATTATCGTTCGCAATAAAATTATCAAAAATCATTGTCTTATTGGATTCGGCTAAATCTGCACTACCAACAATCATATTTGAAATATTTTTAGCCAATATATTAAGTGCCATATTTGATGAATCTCTCGTTGCATAACTTTTACTTGTATTTTTAAATTCACGCAGTTCTTTTATAGCGTTATTTATTTTAAACTCCTTCACTAAAGTTCCGAAGTTTAGATGATCACATCCGATTGTGCAACGGCTCTCTTCATAATTGTGGTTCTTTTTATAGTCCGAAATGATATTATTGCAAATATTATATAACTCTTTCTTTTTTACTCTTAAATCTGCAAAAAATGTAAATACATCTTCATCTACAATAAAACTTTTATCTTTATCAAAATTGTAATATTCTTTTAAATATTGTGTATTTAATACCCCTAATGGTGCCCCATGAATTGAACTTTTTCCTGCTAATTTTGAACCATAACCAATAGTTGTTTTTACAAATATTATTGTTGGTTTATCAGTACTATTTTTAGCAATTAATAATTTTTCATATATATCCTGAATATCTTCATCTCCATTTGAAACCTCTAATATATTCCATTTTGATGCAATAAATCTTTGACGTGTGTCTTCAGTAAATGTGATATTTGTTTTACCATCAATAGTTATTCCATTATCATCATATAAAATAATTAAATTGTTTAATCTTAAATGACCTGCTAATGATGCGGCTTCATAAGAAACCCCTTCCATTAAACAACCATCACCACACATTACAAAAATATTATTTTTTAGACCCAATTTTTTAGAAGAAATTGCCATACCAACACCATTTGCAATTCCTTGCCCTAATGGACCTGTAGATATTTCCACACCAAGCTCTTTATTATATTCCGGATGGCCTGGGGTTTTGCTATGAATTTGTCTGAATTTTTTTAAATCATCCAAAGAATAATTATATCCCAACAAATATAACATACTATATAATAACGCACACCCATGACCATTTGATAATATAAATCTATCACGTTCATACCATAAAGGTATTTCCGGATTAAATTTCATTATTTTACACCAAAGAATAAACATCATTGGTGCGCATCCAAGTGGCATGCCCGGATGGCCCGATTTTGCATTTTCAACCATATCTACAGATAATAATCGTAATGTATTTATAATTTTACGATTTAATGCATTGTGGAGCGAACCGGCAGCATTTGGTTTTATCGTATGAGCTCCCGGGGATAATCCATCGGGAGTTTCTATTTTATTCATTTATAAAGTATAAATTAAAATTTTTTGTAAATATAAACTAGTTGTAAATTTAATTTTATTAATTATACTTTCTTACATTTGTAAATCCTAGATCTACTCGGATTGACTGGGCAGTTATTCCTGTATTTTCTACAACTAAAAACTTTATCAAATTATATACATCATCTAGGTTTATTAATCTACCAAATTTCATATAATTTTTAATATAATCTAATTGGGTTTCATTTAATGTTTTTCTAGTCATTTCGTTATCTATTACTCCGGGCAAAACATTATTGACTAATATATTTCTACCAGATAAATCATATGAAATATTTTTAACTAAACCACTTAATGCTGCTTTACTTATTGAATAAGATAATTTATTCTCTCGTGAAAAGTCTTCCCATATAGAACTAACAATGACCATTTTTGCATTATCTACTATTTTATCTTCTTTCAGTAAATAATTTAACGTGTTTAATATAAAATCTACATTTCCTTCCATCATATTGTGAAAATTAGTAGAATCAAATGTATTTATGTTATCATTAAAATTATAACCTTGTGCCCAAACAATAATATCTACTTTGGGTATATTTTTTAAATTTACCATTTGTTGGGTTGTTACATGCATAATATTTTCAGCAATTTTTGTATTATTTGTTGTAGTTCCTATAACATTTATATTTTCTTTTTTTAAATTTTCAAATACATGATTGCCAATTGACCCGCTGCATCCAAAAATAATAGCTGTTTTCATTGATAATATAATATAAATTTATTTACATTTATATCATATTTTTATAAAAGTTTCGTTTCGTTTCAATTTATTATTTCATTAAACGAATTTTAAATCATCCAAATCCTGTTGTGTAATTAAACGAAACGGACGGATTTTATATAATTTCTCCATTTTTTCACAATATGGGTCTTCAGGTCTTTTTCTATATGTTGCCTTTTTTCTATATCCAGACCCATCGTTACCAAATTTATTCTCTTTTGCTCCAGTAAATATCGGTGATACATAATAATATGCAATAGATTTGCGCAAAATACCTTCCGGGCAACCAATCGGTTCCGGTAATCCATGCCATGAAATTTCATTTGTTCTAAATATAATAGCGGTATTAAACTTTACTGGTGATTTAACAATACATTTCTCCATGTTTTTATCCCATAATTGAGTTTCCCCATTCCATTCCTCTTTCCAATCTTTACTCATATATAAAATCATATTTAAACGTCGCTCTTTTTCAAGATGAGGATGTTTCTCATAATCTAAATGCATATTTAATTTTCCATTCCTGGGATGTACATGCAGCCCCGCACCATGCAAATATGGATCATATTCTAAATTTTTAATACAGGATAATTCTGAAAAAGCCTGTGTAATTTCTCCGGTAGAAAGTAAATAGAAAAAGTTTTTCAAACAAAGTGGAAAATTCTTGATATCATCCTTTGCATACTTTTTCTCCAAAGGATTGTTATATTTGTGCCATTTTCCATTTTCAACATCTTCTGGAAACGCTTGAAACAATTCCTCCGCATATTCCTCATTCAAAAAATTCGGAATGATAATATGCTCAAATGGGTCCGCATTTAAAAACTGTTTTTGCAGTTCGTCCGTATGATTTATCCAATCCCCAAATAAAGACTTTTTATTTTCCCTATTTTCGGATAATCTTAAATCCAATAAATTAATCTTATATTGTTGATTCACCAAATCATTCAAACCAGTCATTAAATCTATATCTATATTCCACCCTAGATTTCTCACTTTTTGGTTGCTAATATAATAGCGCATGTCATTATAAGGCCTGTCCTCAATATATTCAATCCAATCGTCATAATTCTCTGTTTTCTTTATCATTTTAATCAATATTTTGGCAACTTCCATAACAGAGAATTCCATGCCTTCGTCGCAGCCAATGTTGTAAATTTCCCCTATTTTCCCTTTTTCTAAAATAGCCTCAAATGCGGTGGCTGTATCATATGCATGTAAAAAAGCTCGCACGGAAGAACCATCTCCCTGAATTGTCACCTTTTTGTTCTCCGTCAATAATTTAACAAACTTGGGAACCAACTTCTCTGGATATTGATTGCGTCCATATACATTGTTTCCACGTGTAATAATGATAGGCATTTTATATGAGTGATTATAGGACTGGGCAATCAATTCAGCACCGGCCTTTGTCGCGGCATACGGATTTGTCGGACACAAAATAGAATGTTCCGTCTTATGCGTTTCATCTACCGTATTCATAGACTCCCCATAAACTTCATCGGTTGATACGTGGATAAATTTTTCAATCTTCTTGTATTTTCTGCAGGCCTCTAACAATGTATGGGTTCCGAGAATATTGTCATGCGTAAATTTAATAGAATCTTCAAAAGAATTCTGTACGTGACTCTGTGCGGCAAAATGTATTACATGTGTAATATTATGTTGCTTTAAAATGCGTTCCATTAGTTCTCCATCACATAAATTACCTTTTATTAGAACATAATTTTTGTCATTGCGAATACTGTCATACACATTCATTTCATCCGCACAATAATACATGGCATCTAAATTAACGAGTGTTTGAAATTGGTTTTTATGAAAGTAATAATTGATAAAATTACTTCCAATAAACCCACACCCACCAGTAATAAGAAGATTTTGTATTTTCGGTTTTAAATCTAGTTTCTCTTTGTACTCGGTAAGGCATCTTTTTACAGCATCTTTGATATTTGTTACTTGTGGGCACATTTCTTCCAGACGTGTAGTATCTAAAAAATTATTAGACCTGTCTGCAGCAATTACTTTACTTTGCTCTTCTATACTAAAATTTTTCCAGGTAAATAATGGATCCACAATTTCTTTATACATTTCTAGAATTTCATTATGCGATATTAAACCAGGATTTGTCATGTTCATTGTTCCGGTTACGTGGTTCTCCATCATATCCAAAACATAAGGTAATAATTCTGGCAATACAGACATAGAATTCGGAACAGAACACACCTTTTCATATGTTACAATTTTGGTTATAAAATTGCGCACATTTTCCTCTCCCGTAACGGGCATACGAATGCGCAAGTTAAGAACATTATCTTTATATAAATGCATCATACGATCAGCAAAACCTTTTACTACTGAATAGGCAGAGCCAAAGAAATTAGGAAGAGAATTTTCATTAAACCCATTTTCTTCTAATCCGAACGGGTGTTCTTCATCAAATCGGAAAATACAACCTGTACCTAAATACGTATAGTGAATATTCTTCTTTGTACAAATGCTTGCAAGTAAAAAAGGTGAAAATAAATTATCGCGAATATTTTCTGTTAATTTACCCTTTTCCTCCAAATAATCAATTGTATTATATGTTTTATCTCCGATTTTACCATGTGTTCTACCTATAAAAGAAATTGCGTGGGTTGGCTTTATTTCATCCATTTCTTTTTCTAAATCATTTTCGTTATCTGCGCGAGCAGTTCCACAAAAATATTCATACCCTTTTTCTTTTAATATAGATACAAATTGATTTCCAATCCATCCGTTTGATCCATAAACTAAAATTTTCATTGTATAATTTACTGCGAAAATAAATTATGTAAAAATAATTTAATTATCAATATTTAAAATTATTAATTCTATAATTATTTATCCAAACAAAACAAAATCTTTCCACAAAAACATGTTTTCTTCTACTAAAAATTTACTATCTAGTTGAATATGAATATTATTGTTTTCTATACTTTGTTGTAGTTCTTTTATTCGTTCTAATACTATATCGGGATTATTGTAATCAACTATAAATCGGTTGTCAATAATTTCTTTTATTGCTCCACTTTGATGGCTCGCAATAACAGGAGTGCCTAAATAGTAACTTTCTGCAAAAATACATCCAAAAGTTTCAAACCATAATGTAGATAAAACACATAATGATGTTTTTAATACTTCGCAGTATTTTTTCTTGTCCAATGGACCAAGAATAATTACTTTTTCTTTAAATTCTGTTTCTATTTGAATCCTATAATCATGCCATACCGAATAATCATATCCAGGTGAGAGTAGAACTAATTTAAGTTCCTTATTTAATTTTACCAGGTGGCGAAATAATTCAATAATTTGTTGTATTCCCTTGCACCACGCAGATCCAAATACTAGTGTATTTTTATCAACAGCGTATTTTGCATCTTTAAATTCGCGAAAATCGTCTTCGTATAAAATATTATAAATTACTTTGCACCGATTTTTCTCAAAAACAATACCATGTTGCAAGAAATATTGAAAATATATCTGTTTGCAACTTTCACTGTTAAAAATAAAATGAATATTTTTACGTTGAAACATGATATCTAGAGAATCTTTACATGTAGAATTAGGAAATGTTAAAACATTTGGACATACACAATCATGAAACCAAATAAATACTTTATTTTGTATAAATGATGCGGCGAGTGAGCAATAGCGCTGTATAATTATTTTATCGGATGCAAAAAAAGCATCTGTTGCCAGGTTGTTAATATTTTTATAATGTATATTATCAATTGTTTCCTCATTCCGTATAGTATTGTAACAAATAATATTCAAATTTAATTTTGAAAATTCACCTATTAAATTATAGTATTGATATTCGGAGGCACCAATCGCTCTATTTTTGATATCTCTGTGATTTAGATTTTCAATATTCGTATTATCAATAAATATTACTCTAGAATCCATTATATTAATTATTATAAAAATCTTTATATTTATAGTTTTACATTCATAATTTTACATTTATAGTTTTATATAATTGTTGCATTTTTTCTTATGCAATAAATTTTAACGAGTGATTCAATAGAATGATATCTTCTTTCCATGTAACCATGATAAATATAATGTCTCCAAGCTTTTTCTTCTGTATTTATTCCTGATTTAAGTAAATCATTATTATTTAATAAATATAATTTCCAATCAAAATAAATAGGAATATCAGTATATATTCTCTCTTCATTTTTACCGTATTTTAACCAATGATTTAGTGCTTCTTTTTCATTATTCATACCCGTATTTATGAGATCAATGTATTTATTAGTATAATATTCCCAATTGAAGAAAAACATATAAAATTTAATAAATTTAATAATATATGAAAACAAAAAATATATACGGAATATCAGTATTAAGTAATTTTTATAATAGATATAATGTGAATAAAGAAGAATTAATTAAAAGTGACCATTTTAATTTTCGTTATTTATGTTTCAAATATGTTGATTTTATGCGTCATATAGAATTACCCAAAATAAAAAAAAGCTTAAATTATGAGGCAGTATTAATTGAATATCGTATATTTCCGCATTTAGAATTTTTAATAAGAAATGCAATTTTAAAATTAGGTATAAAATGGTCCCACACTATTGTATGTGGAAACGACAATTATGATTATATGGTAGATATGTGTCAAAAAATTTCACCCAATATCAATGTAATTAGAACAGAACATTCTAATTTGAGTCCGTCGGAATATAGCGAAATGCTTACCACTTTAGAGTTTTGGAATTTATTTCAAGGAAAAAAAATACTTATTTACCAAGAAGATAGCATTATTTTCAAAAATAATATAGAAGATTTTTTATTTTTTGATTTTATTGGAGCGCCTTTCCCTAAAGGGCAGAATGATACGCCAAATAGTGTTGGAAACGGCGGTCTTTCCATTAGAACAAAAGAAATTATGAAAAGGGTTATTCAAACGCAAGATATTAAAACTATGAAATTCAATAGTTCTACGCTGCAATATATCAAAAATGCTGGATTAACTTTTCCACCGGAAGATGTATATTTTTCAAAATGTATGCAAGAATTAAAAATCGGTAAAGTAGCTGATTGGGATCTATCACATATGTTTTCATCAGAGTCTGTTTTAAATATTAATAGTTTTGCCGGACATAAATTTTGGTTATCTAACACAAAATGGAAAAAAATGATGAATAATATTTTTCAATATGATAAATATAACTACAATAATGATATTAAAAAGTATCTTATATATAAAAATTTGCCGTTAGAATTTGATAAAACCCCAAATATAGTTAATGCGTTTGATGTTGATTTACATTTTTGTAACATTGTAAATAATTTAAATACGACAGATGAGATGGAAATTTTAAAATATATTAAAAATGTATCTCTCAATGGCTTTATTTACCATCCAAAACAAATAACAAATATTTATCCTACTGCAAATATTTATACATTTATGAGCTCCATATTTATAGAATATAATTTAGTAGTGTATAAAGCAGTTGATTTTGTGGATAAATATTTATATAAAAAACCGTATAATGAACTGGCAAAAAAAATGATTAAAAATGTATATGATAATCTAAATATAAATATTAATTTACTTTTGCTTGTTTTTATTGGTAATGAAGCAGTAGGGAAAACATTACTTGATAAAATAATTGCATATAAAAAATTAGAAAAATTTAATATTGCATTTTGCTTCAATTCTGTTGAAGTTAGTAAGTCTCTAAAAGCATTCATACAACAACATTTTAAAAATTATAGTATTTATATTTCTAATGAAATGGGTACAGATATTACACCAACCATGTTAATGTATGAGCATATCGCAAGTAAATATTATTTTAAACATATCATAAAACTACACACAAAAAGTATTCAAAATCAATTTAATGATTTAACAAACGATCTTTTATCTATACCATTAAACAAATTATTGGAACATAAAAGAGATGATTGTAATTGTATCGGTAACAAAAAACACTATATTGAACTTAAAAATGATCCTTGGGTAAAACTTTTATTAATAAATAATTCTTCACAGGTGGATATTAAAAAAAAATTTGTAGGTGGTACCATATTTTATGCAGAAAATAATGTTTTTGACGCTGTATTACAATTTATAAAGGATAATTCATTTCGTTCTTATTTATTGAATAATTTATATGAAAATAACACCATAAACCGTGATTTTTCTCCTATTCACTTTTTAGAGAGATTATTTGGTATAATAAATGTATAATTTTTAGGAGCATTTTGTTCTAAAAATTATTCTCAAATATTTAAGCGTATTTTTTCCAAGTCATTTATTGTGAAAAAATCCAGCACAAATCGGTTTTTAATGATATCTCTTTCTTTCGCACATGAAAATTGATATTTAATAAGTCGGGTAATATAACTTTCATAGGTATCGGTTTCTTTAATTTTTACTCCTTTATGCTTTAAAATAATATCTAAGTACATAACATTATAATCCGTAAATGAAAAATTATCAAAACAATTTAAATAGTATAATTCTTCTGATTTACTAAAAAAATGATATGCATGATGTAAATTAGATGTACTAATATCGCTAATTACTAAATTCGGATAACAAATAAACGAAGAATCTTGAAATTTCTCAAAAATTTGCATATAATCTTTATCAAAAAAAGATATATTTTCTGTTTTATTTTCATACATTGCTTTTGCACCTTCAAGAGAATAATAAATAGCATGAGCACCATATACTTTTGCTGAATTCATATGAGGTTTATATACATTTTTATATATAATTTTTGATGTATCATCTATAACCGAGGATGATTGTTTGAAATAATGTCTCGGTATTACAGGTGCAACAGTTTTTTCTGAACCAACCGAGGTTTCATCATTTATTTCACTATCGCTTTCACTGTCGTTTTTGTATTCATTTTCATTCATTTGTAAAGATAAATTATCTTTCTCTTCATTTGATGATTCTTTTGTATTATTGTTATGAATAATATCTTCAATTTGTAATTTTACTCGTGATGTAGAATTTTGTAATTCTTTTTTTTGATATATTTCTTTTCCCTCTTTTCCCTCTTTTCCATCTTTTCCATCTTTTCCATCTTTTCCATATTTTCCCTCTTTTCCCTCTTCTTTGTCATCATTCTTTATTACTCTCTCCTTATTAAGAGAGTTAAAGCTAAAATCACATGCACCTAAAAGTAAAAAATCGTAATCGCGCTGAAATATGTTCATAAACATTGCCTTAAAATTTTTATGAAATATGACATCATCTTCAAAAATAATTGCATTCTCATATTTATTTTTAATAATTTCTTTCAAACACCACATATGACTTAAGGTGCATCCGAGTTCATCTTTTGTAATTTGTTTATTTCCAACTTGGGAATATATTTTTTCACTAATACGATTGACTACAACAAGTGAAAAATTAATATTAAATTTTTTCATTAATATGAGGATATAATTACGGCGAATTATATTGTCCTCCAGATTAATAATAAAAACTTTTTTTATTCTCGTATTGATATAATTTGGTTTCTTTGTATTTATGATATCATAAACAGTTGCTTTATATTTTTTTAGTATATTTGATATATTTAAATCATCCATATATGTTACACAGATATTTTAATTTACGTATATATTTGCATAATTAATTATTTTAGGAATATTAGTATTCAGTGTATTATTATTTAGTGTAGTATTATTCTTTTTATTATTCTGTCTATTGTTTGATGCGTTATTTTTACTATTCTAACTATTTTCATAATCATAATCTATAATAGTTATCTAAATTAAAAATTTTGTTAAAAAAAATAATAAATTATTAAAGTATAATGGTTTTTTCACAAGCAGAAGACATACACGATTTACATACACATGACAAAATCATTTTAGCAATTATCAGTAATGTAACTCAACCGCCTGAAAAATTAGATCATACGGTGAATTTAACACCTACCGATATTAGTGAAAGTGATTTTTTGCAACTTTTTTTCAATTATTCTACACAACATTTCCATATTAATCATAGTAATTCTCATAATTATTTAATATCATTAAAAAATAAATTGTATATTTCTCATGCAAACCAAAAAATTGCATTTAATCTCCCTCAACTCGTAATATCACATTTGAGTAATAAAGAATATCTTACAAATAACTCTATTTCAAGTTTAAGCAAACTTAGTGCTCTTAAACAGGCATCACATATTCATAGTTTAGCTCAAGTAAGAGGATTTCAAAAGGCTTTAACATGGTTTGAAATAATTGATCTCCTTATTTCATCTGATATTATTGCCCACAGTTCAAACCCTTCAGATATTGCATGCACACATTTAACCGTACAATTTATTTTTGTAGAGGCATCTACAAATATGTCCATTGGCATAAATTTTAACTTTAATGTTGCTATGCCATGTTATGTAAATCCTCATCATGGCCCACCAATCCCCTGCCATTATAGCAATGATGAGAAAAATCACAATCACAATCATGCGAATAATCAAGAGATTTCTCGGTCAAAACCAAATATTAAGCAATTGAATCAGGTTAAAGAAATTGTTCATAATTATGAGGATGATGATAATTCTGTTATTAAACAATTCAATTCGGTTAAAGTAGATGATTATGATAATTCTATTATTAAACAATTCAACACGGTTAAAGTAGATGATGATGATGACGATGATGACGAATCAGTTGCTGGGGTTTCTATTACAAATTCAATTATGCAACAAATTAAGATGGTCCAACAGGATACCTCTAGCGATGAAGACAGCGAGAATTTATCAATTAGCATAGATGGAGATGAATCTAGTGCATGGGCCTAACTTTATGAAATTTATGATAATAAAAAAATATAAATCTATAATATGCCGTCCATAGGTAAGCGTGTATTTGCAAATAATCAAGATATAACATTTCATGATTATTTGAGTAATAAAAAAGGAGTGGAAATATTGAAACAACTAAAATCTACCACAAAAACGAATACAAATACAAATACAAATAAAATAAAATTTTTGAGTTATAATGATTTTATGATGCTAACAAAGGCATTTTCAAAAAATTCAAATATTAAGATTACGGATATTCATTCTATGAATGATAAGACTACCGAACTTATTTATTATGAAAAAATTATTTCACATGTAAGTGAGTGCGATTATTGTAAAAAAAACAATACAAATATTCCAAGTCTTCTTCTATGTGACAAGATTAAAAACATTATTTATGCATATGAAAATAACTTTAGCAATACAAATACGAATGTATATCAACAAAAAATGGATTTGAATAGATGGTGTAAAAAATGCGACCATTCTTTCCCACAAATAGCAGATGATCAAAATGAGTATTTTGAAGATACTGAAGATACTGATGAAATAGTAGAAGAAACACCAGATTGTGAATGCCCTCAAAATAATATTAAAAAAAGTAGTTCTGGTAGGAGACCTATATTTTGTTTTCAATGTGATAAATTTATTGATATTTGTTTGTGTCCGACACGTTGGGGGCGAGTGGATGCAATGAATCGTGTGAATCGTAAAACTATATCAGAAACATATGAAAATAAAAATAAAAAGCCACTTTTTATAAATCAGAATCAAAATCAAAATTACTCATCAAAAAAGAATATCTTCTAATAGTAAGAAATTAATATTAAAAGTTATGACACAAACCCTATCTGGAAAAAATATTATAAATAATAATAATCTAATGGGAAAAAATGAATATGGGCAAAAAGGAATACCACAGGATATAAAAAATTTGAAAATAAAAATTATTAATAATATTATTTTGCCGCTCATTTCTAAGCAGTGGGCACAATTGTATGAAAATATGTTCTTTTTAGAAAATATCAAAACCAAAATAGATCATTATTATAAATTATACAAATTGGAAGACCTTTTGTTGTACAAGGACATTATTCATGCTTTTGAACTTGTGTTGAATGAGCATACACAATTAGCAGACCTAGAGAAAAAAGTCTATAGTAGTCGTGGTGATGAATTCACATCCATTGTTTATAAGACAACGATGATCCGATTGAAGCCCGAATATGAATTATATGATACTATTTATGGGAAGCCAAAACGAGAGAAAAATCAAGTGTATAATGAACAAATTATTCTATTTATACGGAAAGCATTAACCCATGAAAATATTACTTTTCAAAAAATAAAAGAACAAGTACTCCTTAATTTTTCTGAATAATATTAATAAGTCACATTTTTGAAATTAAAACTCTCATACAATATTTCCATTTCAATGGTCAAACTATAATCCATATGATTTAAATCAATGCAATTACCAAATTTATCTAATATTTTAATATTGAATCGCGATATATTAACAGGACCATTATATTTTCTTGTTTTTGTCAATGCATTATTGCTCTCATCTATAATTAAACATAGTTTCCCATTAATCATTGGAATTTTCGCAATAATATCTTCATTCAAAATATTTTTATCAAATGTTACCAAATTGGAGCTATTACTATTATATTGATAATCATTGAGTGCCACATAAATATAGCGGTCACCACCACCATCAAATAGACCTTCAGATTGTTTTGCGTCTTTAATATGTAAATAATTCGGCGACCTATACCCAAGTACCCAACCTAGCGTAATCATCATATTTTGATTCACGTCTTCTAGAAAAATGAGTGAGAAAATCATATTATTCGGGGCGTCCTCTATTTTTTGAAAACAAGATTTGCTATTTATTGGGTCAATCGTAAATTTTAAATAACGTAATCCGGTTTCCGTCTCGGAATCACATAAATAAGTAGTATTCAAATAATTTTGTAAAGATTCGTTATCATAATTACCATCCGCAATACAAATTTCATGACTGGTTTTGACCTTATTTATATGTATATCTATTTTGCAAATATTATTTTTTTGGAGTTTTGAAAATAAGTACCAGGCATTTGGAATCTCAATGGAGGCAAGACGCATAGATAACACATTTTTTATCTCTACTGGTAAAATGTATAAAAAATCACAGGGATTGCTCTGAAAATAATTATTGCGAAAACAGCTATTTAAGTTCAAATTCTGCAATTGTGTTATGCGTTTAATAGAATTCAACATACCTGGACCAACATTGTTTGGTAAAGTGTCTGTAACAACATTTGTATTATTTCGGTTATTCAAACTGGGGTCCCTTGAAACAACATTTTGATATTTTTCGTTCAAATATTGTTTATCTATAATGCTAGTATTAGAATTGAGGACCTTATTTTGCTTTGTTTCTTCATCTTCTTCTTTTATCTGTTGATTTGAAACGACATTGATTAATGCATCTATATCTCTTTCTTCATAATTGGAAATAGATTTAATTTTTTCTACATAAAAATTGATATTTGAACCTTTATATGCATTATCTACCTTATTTTGTTGCATCAGTTTTTGAATTGCCATAATAATAGTATGAGCCTTCCAAAAAAATTGAAAAATATTGTCTGAAAATTTTCCTTTTATTTCATATAATTTTTGATTCATTTTATGATAATCTTGTTCGCTGATATTTTCATTTATGTGAAAAATATTTAACATTTCTTTATAATTATAATTGTCAATATTCAGGTCTATGTTCTCCATCTACATATAATAAATATTTTATATGTAGATTATTACTGTAAAAATATGCAATAATTATTTATCATTTGTAATACGATATTTAAATTTAATAATTGTATTCTTTACTCCTTCAGTGGGTGTTCTAAAAACGACACTAATAACAAGAAGTAAATTTTGATGAGAGATATTCTTATGCAACATTTTATAGTTCTCAATAATGTCTTCAATGTTTGTCCATGATAATGAGTTCAAAATGCTGCAACAATTTAAATCACATAATGTTTTAATATTTAAAATTTCATTCGTTAATTCAACAGTTGATGTAGTTGTAAAACAGCTGCGACTAATATTCAGGTCAGTTTCAATATTTTTAATAATTTGTTCTAGTAATATAAATAATTTATTATTTACTGTGCGAAATGGTGAGAGAAAAGTAATATATTCATAGTATTGTTTTCCATTGGCAACCGATTTATCAACTCCAAAAATTTCTCCATGTGGATAAAATATTTTTTTGAATATTTCCTTACTTATTGTAATTTCATCAAATTCTGTTATATTTGCATCATTGCAAATTACATCCACCGAGGTTAATTCCTGACATAAAACTGCAATATCAATCATTAAATCATTCAGTTCGTTTGACATATCGGTCTGGATGATTTATACTTATTATATATAATTTATTTAAGTATCATTATTTCAGTATTATAAACTTTTAATACTTTCTGCGAGACTTGCGTCGCCCAGCCTTCATATAAGGCCTGCGCGACATACGCACATATTTCCCTTTTCTGTGAAAAACCTTATCCCCCCTTTTTGTAGTATAATTTTTACGCCCAGGATGTGTCTTAGAACGAGTTCCTTTTTTAGATGACATGCTTGCCCCCATTTTATATATATTATTATTATTATTGTTGTCTATTTTTTTTGATTTTCCTAAAGATTTTTCCATAAAAGTTTGAATTTGAGCCTGCTGCTGCGCTAATAATTCTACAATATGTTGAAAATAACTGCGAAATTGCTTCTTCAATAATAATAAATCATTGGCAGGTATCCATTTTATTTCCGCTTTTTCAAAAATTTTTGTTTTTTTGATAACATTTTCATCTAAATGCTTTTGTAAAAATCGTTGATTATTATTGTAATAATGTGGTAAAGCTTCGTTGTAGTGCATGGGAAATAAGTGCATACGATAATTTGCATTATCTATGTTGTATGTGCCATGTTTAGTAAGCATTTTATTGATTTCTTGCGGAGAACCAAGAAATCCTGTTAGTTCCTCACCGGCTTCCCGAATCGCAGTTGTTAAGTAAGATTCTCCATTTTCAGTCCCACCACCAAAATCGCTCCATCCTGGCGTATCGGCAAATTTATTTTCTTTACCAAATAAAAAATATAATTTTCCATTATGAATCGTAGTTGGTAAAATGCCACCGCCCATATGTTACCAATAGAAAATATATATCACCTATAATATATAGAATAACGGACCAAATGATTATAAATAATAGAAAAACCCATAAAAGAAAACATTATAAAATTAACAGTGGAAAAACAAGGCGTATGCATCATAAATATAACCAGATAATCAATTTAAAAAGCTCTACGCCCAGGAACATACAAAGATTAAGCGGTGAAATTTCTTTATATTTAACTGCTCAAGAAGAACATCAGAAAATAGTTGCGCAAGGTTATAAGGGTCCATCTTACGCGCCGTCCATTAATGAACATTTAGTTTCTTTAAGGTCCATTGCCAGGTCTCCATTGCAAGAATGTAATACAAAAGCCGCGTTTGAACTAAAAGAGCCGTTAAAAATTTCGGTGCGTGGCAGTATTTATGGAAAAAGTTGCGTTTTATATAATACACCCAGTGCGAAACAATTTTTATTGCATAATTTATCTGCAAATAAACATGTTATTCCGTCAAAAGTGATTCCTCCTATACAAATTGATTCTAATTGCTGGTTTAATACAATGTTTGTCACTCTTTTTGTCAGCGATAAAGGTCGCAAATTCTTTCATTATTTTCGTCAATTAATGATTGAAGGACGCCAATCAAATGGTGCTATAATTCCGCCAGGATTAAGTAATGCATTTGCATTATTGAATTTTGCCGCAGAATCAGCTTTAACTGGTTCAAAATATGCATACGAATTAAATACAAATAGCATTATTCTGCAAATATATAATAGTATTCCGAGCGCATATCATAAACGTGACCCATATTTGGTGGGGGTAGATGAAGCAAGTAATCCGATTCGGTATTATGATAGTATAATTAATTATTTAGACAATCATTCTCTCAAAATACTCTATTTACAAGATGTAAATCGTGGAGACTGGAAGGAGAGAATTGTAAAAGACGTTAAAAAACGCTCAAACGTGAAACCACATATTATTATTATGGAAATTTTTGATGATTCGGGTCAAAAAGCGGGACCTTCCGGTACTGTTAAAAATAAGCCAAATTCATTTAAAATAGAGGATGCCGAATATTCATTGGATAGTTGTATTATTCGTGATATACAGCAGCAACATTTTTCTGCAACAATTACTTTAGAAGGCAAAGAAATGGCTTATGATGGGATGAGTTTTCACCGATTAGTGCCTATGCAATGGAAGAAAAAAATAAATTCGCCGATGAAATGGGGATTTGATGGGTCAAATAATTTGGATGGAACACCATTACGGTGGAGTTTTTTGCATGGATATCAAATGCTTATATATTATCGGACGCATTAAATTTTCGTACAAATAATCCCATCTTATTATAGTAGATAACTATAAATTATATGCAAAATAAATCAAATTCTAGACAACAACAGTTAGGGAGACGTCGGTCTAGCAGGAGACAACCGGATTCTGATTCAAGTTTAACGGGTAACTCTAGTAGTAATAATAATGGTACGCGACGCAGAGCAAGAAATATTTCAAATATAAATTTTGGTATTAATTCTGATTCTGAATCATCAAACTCTAATAATAGCGCATCGGAAAATTTTTCAACTGGAAATAATTCTATAAATGACAATAATAGTAATAATAGAGATTTTAATGGAGAAAATAATTCAACTAGCACCAACAGAGTTTATTCGCGACCAGGCTACGAGCATCCGCAAAATACAAATGGATTCTTTTCTTCAAATAATTTTAGACGAAATATTAATAATAATAGCGAAGAAGAAAAAATTCCAGAGGATGAACAATCGTTAAGAGAAGAAAAAAACAATTATGACAGTGATGATGATAGTGACGTGAATAATTACGTATTTGGACAGTCAAATGGACAATATAATAATCCAACCGATGCAGGCGCAGGTTCTAATTATCCACTGTTTATTGCTTCGCGTGATTATAATGCGGAAGGACCGAAAGGACTATCATTCAAAAGAGGAGATAAAATAAGAGTAATAGAAGAGCCAAGTCCAGACTGGTGGATAGGCCAAAATATGTCCAATAACAGGAGAGGCTTGTTTCGGCCAACATTTGGTAACGTATTTTCTGAAGCAGGAAAAGGAGCAGGAGCAGGAGGACCGGGTTCAGATTCAGGTTCAGGTTCAGATTCTGGTTCAGGTTCAGATTCTGGTTCAGGTTCAGGTTCAGATTCAGGTTCAGGTTCAGGTTCTGGTTCTGGTTCAGGTTCTGGTTTAGGCTCAGGCTCAGATTCAGGTTCAGGTTCAGGCTCAGATTCTGGTTCTGGTTCAGGAGGACCACCCAGAGGACCAGGAAGACCACCCGGAAGGCAACAAGTAGTTGAGACTAGATATGCAGTTACGATGGTTCCAGACGCAATTATACCGCCACAGCCACAACCAATCCCCCCCCCTCCTAATTCTGAAGCATTATGTAGAATAATCTCAGACAAAACAAATAAAATGGGTAGCAATTCTGTTCTTAAATCTAAATTACCGCCTTCTATATTTAATACTACCTCACAATCTGATTTTAAAAAAACACAGGAATTTCTTATTCAAGGACCACAAGCCCTTGCCAAAGAAACACAAACGCGGCGACTTCGTCTTAGAAGTCCAGCTCGTAAGATTCCAAAAAAAACCAGAAAAAATAAAAATGGTTAAATAGGTCCATTATCATCTGGTTTTGCACGTAGTATTCCAGGTATTAAACGTTTTACATATATAGCCGTTATACAACCAATAATAACGCCTATAATTGCGCCAACAGTAATTTGTAATATATCATGATGATTGTATTCTATTCTATTATATATGCTCAAACAAGAAACAAAGAAATAGGCGAGAGTAATCCAGTAATTTTTTGTAGAAAACCAAATATATACAGTTGAAAATAACGTACTTTGTGCATGCCCGGATGGCATGCCATATCTATCATATTGTATCAATCCTTTATTTTTTTGTGCATAAAAAACAGACAAATTTTCATCTGGGCGTGGTTGTTTAAAAAGCAATTTTAATATTATATTCAATAAAATATTTACAATGTATCCAGCAATATAAGCAATGAGCCATGTCGGTTTATTTCGTATAATGAATAGAGAACTTACACCCAAAATAATAGGTCCATATAATCCAATATTGTTCAAAATATCCATAGTTATAATACTTAATATATTGATAGACTTTTTTGGTGAAAATAATTAATATTGATACAAGTTTTCGCTAATTAATGTAATGCTCCAATCAGCGCCATTTAAATTTAATATATTGCCTTTATCATCTAATAATTTTATATGCAATCGTTCCATATTTACCGGACCAAAATATATTCTTTTATTATCTTGCAGCGTTCCACCATATTCAACAATTACTTCTCCAGTTCTCATACCAGTATGTCTTATTGGGATGAGGGCAAAAGTATCCGGTGTAGTTGGCGATGTTAGTTTAAAATTAGATGTTTTTCCGTTATTTTTTAATATTTGATTAATTGCATAAATTTGTGACTGTGTTAATGTTCTTGGAGCGCTCGGCAAGATTTGTTGTATTGTTTCATATGTTACATCGTATTTATCCATAAGAAGTGTTCCGGCATTTTCATCATTTTCTAAAATTTGACTGTTTATTGCCAAATTAGTTCCCGATGGATTCGCCGGAATACATGTATATGGCAAATCCGGCGAATAATAGCTAGGCATTTTTAAAACATTGGAATATTCCGTAATACCAATTAAACCACTATTAATATGATTCTGATTATAATCATCAATTACTAATATTAAATATTTTGGACCATACAAATCTAATACGGCTATCCCAGTATTTCCATTTGTATTTACTGTTTCAGCTGGAACACGGAAACCCATAATCCACCCTAATGTTTGATTTATGGCTATTGGTTGAGCGCACGTATTTGTACATATTAGTTCTGCAGTAGGGTCAAAAAAAGTAATAATGGTAGAAGTATCTACCGTATATTGGTTTCCTGTTGCTGGATTTGTATATGTTAGACCGGATAAAAATAATGTTAATTTACTATTTACGGGATTAACCGAAACAACTGGATTTGCCTCTGAGAACCCTGTAAATCCGGCGACAGTAAAAGCATTCGTAATTGCATAAACTAAACTACCTTGTGTAGTAGTATTCGCAATATAATTGCCAGGTGCTATAGAAATGGGGATACCGGTTTGCGTAATAATTGTATTTGTTCCCGGATTTACCACAGGAAATGGTATTAGTTTCCCGGTTTCATCTATAAATGAAATCCAGAAACATGTATTTGAATATTGGTCATCTATTGCATACCATGTATATGGTATTTGATATGAATACAGACGCAAAGAAATTACATTCAAAATAGATTCACTTAGGTCTAATGTAAAATCCGTAGATAAATTATTTAACGAATTTGACTGCCTATATTGGCTATCAATATTTATAATTCGGGTTGTGGTATTTTTTAAATTTGGATTCAAAGTATCTTGTGCAACATCAACATTAAAATTATTATTTACACCAAGGTGTTCCCGTTTCATTGGAACATGGTTATTATTATATATATCAATTTTCTGTTTTCTGTCGGTTATCTTATTATTTTGTTCTTGGTTTGATTGTTTTAAATATTGATTATCAAACCAGTTATTTGTTTGTTTTTTTGCCGGTTTATATTCAGTTGGCTCGTTATCATCATTATTTTCCATTTCTTCTGCATATTGCAGTAAGCTTTGTTCCAAATTTTGAAAAAAAGCCACCATCTCCGGGTTATTTTCAATTTGAAAACGATGAATTAATATATCCGATTTTTTTTTTATCGCTTTCTTATCAAGTTTATCTAAACCTAAAATGAGTAATAATTCGGCAACCGAATAATTCTCTATATTCATATCCATATCTGGCATTATTATATTATAATATATCATGGTTTTAATATAAAATTTTAAATAGTGATTTCCCGCGTTTCTTGTTTTTCTTCTCCCGTTTCTTCTCCCGTTTCTCCCGTTTTTTCCAAAGAAATTGTAAAGTGTCTTTTAAATAGCATTTTTAATTCACAAACTATGTTTATTTCGGCACATTTATGATGGCGCAGCAATTTTTCAGGTATCTGTGTCATCCCACTCCCGCGCTTCAAATGCGTTTTTTCTTTAAATAGGATATAGTCTAATATATATACTAGCGCCGGGTAATCCTCTAAAAGTTGGGACCGGTCCAGGCGGTAATCACTTTTATATGTATAACGGTTATAGTTTCCAATTTGATAGACTTTATAATATCTATCAAATTGTATTTTATTAAATATGAGCCCCACTCCTTGAATTTTATTTGTTGAATTATTCATTTCAACGACGAGAACAAGAGAATTCGGATGTATTTTTGACGATAATTGTTGCGGAGAACAATAAATGCAACCTTGAATATTGAGCCGTTGTTTGTATTCGCAATTTTCTCTCCACGTGTCATTATTAAATCTACTTGTAACTATAGTTATCATTTTTATTTGGTTTTTTTGCTATTTGGAAGTGATTTATTGAATCATATTTTTTTCAATTTTATAAGTAAATACACATAAAAATAATATATAAAATATTTTAAAAATATATAGTAATATCAGCGTTAGATGAATAATATAAAAATTATTATTTCAAGATACAATGAAAATTTGAATTGGTTGGAAGAATCGCCATTTAATGAGTTTCAATATATTGTGTATAATAAGGGTGATAATGATGATTTTAATAAAAAAAACGTAAATTCCGTTTTTAATTTACCAAATGTAGGTAAATGTGACCATACTTATTTATATCATATTGTTCATCATTTTGATAATTTAGATAATATTCTTGTTTTTTTCCCAGGCAGTCTAGAAATAAATGGAAAAAAATCAAAAGCGGTAGATATATTAGAAAGAATAAAAAAAAATAATTATGAGAAAGCTGTTTTTATTGGAGAATATTCTAGAAATATTTTAAGACAATTTGGAGGTTTTACACTAGATTCATGGACTACTAGTTTTTCGCAAAATTATGAAAAAAATAATGAGTCTGCATTATATCCGGCAAATATTCGTCCGTTTGGGAAATGGTATTTACATAATTTTGGAAATATAAATATAAATTATTATACTTTTCAGAGTATTTTTTCGGTAGATAAAAATGATATTTTGCAACATCCAAAATATAGATATGAAAAACTATTGCAACAGGTAGAAATACATTCTAATCCAGAGGTTGGTCATTATATCGAGCGGAGTTGGGGAACTATTTTTTATCCAATGAAAAATACGCGAGTTGCGATTAATAATATACCTAGACAGCGACCAATCGTAAAAATCAAAGTAAATAAAATGCAACAATTTAAAAAAATACAAATTAAACAAAATAGATTTAATAAATTTAATAAATTTAATAAAATGAATAAATAATTATTTTTAATCATAAAATGTAGAAACAGTATTTGGCATATTTTCAAAATTTTGAATATCATTTACAAAAGAAAAAATATAGTTTTCTTTGTTAAAATGTATAATATTTTCCCACTGTTCTCTTACTAAATGAATTGTATTTTCTGCATATTGCATATCTTCTACACCATATGCAATTCCGTATAAATTATCTAACCCTTTATTTTTTAAATATTCTGATGCCGCAGTTGTTTTTAACCATTGTTGTTTGTTTAATCCACTTATTTTTCGAACAATCGGGATACAACCACATAAAGCCGCGATAACTATATAAAATGTTGAAGGGTCATAACACATAAACCATTTAAATTTATTAAAAATATAAATGTGTTGCAATATCGTATGCTCGCGAGTTAATTCAAAAGACCCTGGGGGATGAACAAAATTTGGATTGCGTATAGGGTAGTTTCTATTGGCCTGAAAAAATCGTGGAATTGGGTACCTGAATTTACGATTTTTCCCGTAAAATGGGTGTAAAATTCGTAAAATATTCGGGTTTATCATAAATCTATTTTTATTCTGTGATGCGCCAAAAAAATAACTAATTTGCTGTTTTTTTTGTGGCTGAAAAACCACGTCCTTATGTATTTCGTTTGCTTTTCTAATGGTGTAACATACCCCTGCTCTTGGTCCAAAATTTATTTGTTTTACAGCCGGGTTCATGTAAAGACATGTTAATAATTTATATATACATCCAATTTTTTCGGGATTTTTTTCAAATTTTATTTCCGAATTAAAATAATATACCAAATCATTTTTACCCCAATTTTTATAATTATCAACTGGCATTTCTTTCCCAAGTTCCAGTAATATCCAGCGCACAACTTTTTTGCAATTTAACGGATTTCCTCTTATAATTTCAGGATAAACTACAATAACATTATCATCACCGGCTTCTTCAATTGATGCAAAATCTTCACAAAACTCATTTGAGTATCTTAATCCATTAAATATAAATAATTTTGCACAAATTTCAGGATTTTTCGTATCATTTATACATTTAACTAAATTATGCAAAGCGACTACTCCGCCGCAATTCATATCTAGTGGTCGAGCATATATTATTATTTTTATCTTATAATTATTCATTTTATTTGGTTCTTCATTTTTTTTGAATAAACTGTTTATTATAAATAATTCATTATAATTTGTTATATGTCTATATTCTTGACACCCTGCATCGGTTGTATATTTATAAAATTTATTTCCCTTTTCTGGAAGAAAATTATTTACAGTGAAATCAAAATGCGACATTTATATGTATAATTATATTTAAAATTAAAATTAAAATTAAATATTCTGTTATCCATTATATTTTCGTATAAAATAATTATTATTGTTATAAAATAGTAATTATTTTAGAATAATAATATAAACTAAAATATATTACATGAATTTCAAATTTAGTCCAAATAAAAAAAATCTAAATAATAAATTTTCCAATTCTTTTACATTAAAATATCGTTTAGAAACGAAATATCCAAATAAACCGGGTTATAATAGTGTTATTCCGTTAAAAATATTTCAAACGTGGCATACAAAAAATCTGCCTCCAAATATGAAAACGGCAGTAGAAATTGTTAAAAAAACGAATCCTAAATTTGAACACCATTTATTTGATGATGATGATTGTAGAGAGTTTATCAAAAATAATTTTCCCGAAGCTATTTTACAAGCATATGACGGATTAATACCTGGTGCATACAAGGCAGATTTGTGGCGCTATTGCGTTTTATATAAAGAAGGTGGTATTTATATTGATATAAAATATATACCACATAATGGATTTCGTTTCATTACATTAACGGAAAGAGAACATTTTGTATTAGATACAAATGGAAATGATGTTTATAATGCATTAATGGTATGCAAGCCAGGAAATTTAATATTATTTCAAGCAATTAATCGTATTGTTAGAAATGTAAAAACAAAATATTATGGTGAAATGTCATTAGAACCGACTGGTCCTCGGTTGTTATCAAAAATTATACCAAACCATATTAAAAAAATTATACTTTTAAAGCATGAAGCGCATAACAATCAAAAATTTATATCATTCAATGGTATTATAATTTTAAAAATGTATTATCGTTATTATGAAGAAATGCATAAAAATGAAAAAACGAGCCATTATGGCGTTTTATGGCCTCAAAGAAAAATTTATGCATAATTACATTAATTTATGATATCTTTCTTGTTTCCAACCATTTTTGTCTGACCCCGCAAAATGATGGTGTATTATATTTTTATGAAAATTAGTGTTATTAAAAACACACATAATATTATTTCTATATTTTTGATAATCTAATTTATTACCATATATAGTGTGATTGTTCTCTTTTAAATATAACTCAATACCTGTCGTAAAACAACCAGGTCCGGTTAAAAAATGAATAATATGTTCTCCTTTTATTTCTGGAATTTCTAATATTCTTTTAACTGATAAATCAATGATAGATTTTAAAATAGGGGAATTCTTTGGTGCTGCAAAACACCACTGACATAAATGTATATTATCACTTTCAGGTGCGCAAACTAGTAACGATTTTGCAGAAGTAATTATATTTGGATTTACTAGACATTCAGCATCAGTATCTGAATAAATTCCTCCATACGTATATAACACGCAATAGCGCCACAAATCTGCCTTCATGACTGCCATAGGCAAACGGCAATATGCTTGATATGTTTTTCCTGAAAAATGGGTTTTCATAAATTGATTACACATTTCGTCTGTGAAAAAATGGATTTTATATTGATTTTTGTATTGTACCCAACTATTAAAAGATTTTATCAAATTCGGATTTGAATTAATAAATGCAATAGATTTATGAGTTAAAAAGATGTTTTTTGGAATATTTAGATCTTCCGTATCATTTTCTTTAATCTCTTCAATATATAGATTTACTTCTTCTTCTATATTTCCTTCTTCTTCTTCTTCTTCTTCTTCTTCTGCTATATTCCCTTCAGCTATATTCCCTTCAGCTATATTCACTTCAGCTATATTCACTTCTTCTTCTGCATCAATTGTAAGTTCTTCTACGTCAATTTCTTCATTCTCCTCAATCTCTAAACTCTTCAAATCAATGGATGCCGCATTATTCAATTTCTTCTTTCCCATATAAATAATACCAATAAATTTATTATTATTTATAACTAGTAATTAAAGTATATAACAAAATATAAAAGTATATAACAAAATATAATAATAAATGAAATGTTGCATTTGCGGAACAGTCAAAAATTGTTCTGAATATTTGGATAAAATATTCTTTAATATGCAAGTGATTGGATTGTTGTTTCAAGATTATAAAATTATTATGTATTATGATAATTCTAAAGATGATACTCTTGATAAATTAAAAAAATACAAATTGATGAATCCGACACATTTTCACTTTTATGTGAATGCGGACCCACCGTTACCATATAGAACCCATAATATTGCCAAAGGGAGAAATAAATGTCTAGAAATAATTCGTGAAAAATATAGCGATTATGAGTATTTTATTATGATGGATTGTGATGACGTATGTTCTGGATTTTTAAAACAGCAGTTGTTACATTATTATTTGATGCGAAATGACTGGGATTCACTATCTTTTAATCATCCCAATGGTTATTATGATGTGTGGGCCTTATCTAAGGACCCGTTATTTTTAAGTTGCAGCTGTTTTCAAAATGGACAAAAACTTTATATGAATTATATTACAAATATTATTCAAAAGACCCCAGCAAATGAGTTAATACCATGTTTTTCAGCATTTAATGGGTTTGCAATATATCGTACAAAAAAGTTTTTGAATTGTTCTTATGATGGAACAAGTAATAATAATTATATTCCTCCTGAATTTATACAAAAAAATATTTGTGTTGCAGGAAATATACTTTATACAAATTTAAAAGAAGATTGTGAGCATCGGCGGTTTCACTTTCAGGCGATTAAAGAAAATAATGCACGAATACGCATATCTCCACAATGCCTATTTATAAAAAGTCCTATAAAAAAGCTAACTCTTTTTTGATTTTATCTTCCATACATTGATATCTTGGATTATTCATGCTATCCATGAGTGAAATCCAGGGATTCAGATTTTTGAGTCCGTGGATTCCCTCTTCGCAAAACGTATTTAGTAGAGCTGGACTAAAACCAGACAGCATACTAACATTATTTTTGCTTGATAAACATGGGAAACCGGACGTTGAACGAAAATTCCAAAACAATATATGTGGAGGCTTATACGGTTCTCCACAGATGCGAATACCGGTAGCCGCATATTCACTTTCTATTATTTCATACATTGTTCCAATATTTGCTGTTTTATCTTCACAATTATTTTCTGCTTCATTTATTTGCATATCAGATAAAACAACTAGAGTTATGCCAGATACTTCTTCTGCAGTCAGCTTCTTTTCTATAATTGCATCTAAAACGACTTTTAGAGCAAGATAAAAATTGGTAGAATATCCGGCATCTCCATTTTGTAATGATTCTACCATATCAACAAAATTATTATATAAATCCAAATTATGCCAACTTGGTTTGGTACTAAAAGTAAGAATACGCTTTCCTAAAATAGACTTTTCGGCAATTCTGCAACCTATCGCAATGGCCGAATAGTATGGAATCCCATTATCATTCTGCAGCATAGACCCGGACAAATCCACCATGGGAATCATTGGTCCGAGAGTTTTCGTCTGTGTAGAATTATCTCTCCATTGCGAATTAATAAGGTCTATCTCTAGTTTCAAGGATTCTAGTTTTGACTCGTGTTCTTCCTTTGATTCTATTTTTGGTTCTGGTTTTGATTCTATTTCTTGTTCTTCTTCTTCTTGTTCTTCTTCTTGTAATCCCAAATTTAATATCTTATTTTTGGCCTTAATCAATTTGAGTGCTTCTTTGGTAAATTGATTGAGTCCAACTCGCTTTCCTTTTATATTGGAATTATTTTTAATTGCATCTTCCAAATAATGTTTAAAATTCTCAGCACACTGAATGCGGTCTAACTTTTCGCTTTTTTTACTTCTGTTCGGCATAATATTCAAAAATGCCTGTTTTTGTTTCATTAAAGTAATGGATGTAGTCGCCGAGTGGTTTATTTTGGACCACGCATTACCACATTGCTTGATTTGTACCGTATCTAATTCAATATTTAGCTTTGAAATAATCTGCCGATAACTCATCTTGGCCTTTAATAACGCACTTTTCTTTTGTTCCGGCGTTTTTGCGGAGTCCAAATAATGATGGAAATACATTCCTGCAAGTTTATCAAAAATCCATCCAAATTTATTGGACTTTTCTCTTGGAATCCACTTTGCGAGAAGAGTTTTTTTATCGGCGGATAATAATGACTGTTTTAGTTGATTATTTACCAACGTGAGTGCATATTGAATTAAAGGATGCTCCGTAGAAAGACCTGAATTTTTACAATAATTACAAAAATATTTGATATCTTTCCATGAACCGTATGGATGTTCCAAGCCATTTGCGTGTTCAAGTTGGACAAAATTTTTTAGTGCATACATCGCCAGTTCCGGATACATGTTGTACCAGACTAGAATCTGCATATATGCCAAGGAATATTCCCCCTTTCCGTCAATAATATCTCGCGTATGACCTATCATTTTATATGCTGTAATCATAAGCTCTTGATACTTTCCGAATGTAATTATTCCGGTCTTAAACGACGAATCTAGTTTCCGTAAAGCATAATCTAGTTTTACGGAAAGAGATTGTTGTTGGCTTTCATCACATCGGGTAAATTGAAAACTCAATTGAAGAATTAATTCTTGTATATCATCAGACCAACCATATTCCGAATGATTATTCTCTCCATATTGTGTTGGGGTGTCAAGAGCTTCTACAAGTGCTGCCATGTTTCTACTATATATTTGAATGTATGTTTAAGTCGTTTGTCTTAATGTTTTTCTATGAGCATTATGCTTTGATAAATATACGCGTTTTGTGCCATTTTTTACGGTAGATGCTGGTTTTTCATAAAAAAGAATTAAAATGTCATTTAAATCTTGAAACATCTCAATTGTTTTATTTAATGGAATCTCGTCTATATTTTTAATAACGGACAAATAAGATGGTGTATTTGTTGAACTTAAAAAATGTTCTACATCTGGTGGTGCCAAATCAAAATTATATTTTAAAATAGTCAAAACAGTATATCTTTTATTGTTATGAAAACTATTTTTTTTAAGTATTCCAATTACTTCTTCTCTAGAAATCAGATTTGGTTTCATCATAAAAAATTTTTCTTCTTTTATTGCTTGTATATTTGATTCGCTGTTTATATAAATAAAATGAAGAGAAACATAATTGATATCCTCGGTATAAAACATTTCATATTTATTGTCTATTTTCTCAAATTCATCAATCCATTTTGAATCTAATTCTATATTCTTTGTATTTGAAAAAATAGTATCATTATTTATTAAGTGTTTATTTGTCATATAAGTTTGCAATATTTATTCTTATTATTTCAAACTTATTTGTTATTTGTTATTTGTTATTTGTTATTTTTTATTTGTTATTGTTATTCGTTTTTAAACATGTAATATTTCTCATAATCATCTTCACCGTATGATTCAATATAATTTCTTCTATAATTATCCCAGGTGTTAATCAATATTTCTAAGGTTTGTTGCACTTCTTCTTCAAATATTTCTGAATCAGATTGAATATATTCAACATCGTCTGCATGTTTTCGCGTAATTATGCGATTATTGTCATCTACTGTTATCTGTACCCAGCCTGGTTTTAATTCCCATTTTTTATCCAAAAATTCTTCTTTCGGTGCTTCCTTCATAGATGCCTGTAAAAAATCAAGGTCTTGTAAGTCTGATTTTAAATCACCCTGGGTTTTGATTGTGTTTTTATTTATATTTGTATCATGTATTAAAGCAGGAAACAGATTTGTATCTTCAAAATTTACAATAGTTTGTTTTTTCTTAAATACCGTTGGCGGATCTTGTCTTGTTGTTGAGCGAAAGTTCATTATAGTAAAAAAAATAAACGATATAGATAAGAATACATCGTAAAAACTTTTTAAATAGATATGATTTATTATTTTAAACGATATAAAGCTAAATTAGTAATTCAATTTGTCTCCTCCCAGCCAAAATACTTTTTTTACCTACCTAACGAACTATTTAAATATAGTACAAAACCTATATATCTATTTACAGGAGACAGCAACCTTATATTTGTATAAACTGTGTATTTGTTTATACAAATGATTAAATATCTTCTAAACTGATTTCCTCTTCTTCAGAAACATCTTTTTCGCATGTAGAAAGTGAAATTTTTTTATTTTTGTGAGCCATCAGTTCCGCATATTCTTCATTGTTTTCATCTGTAAATTCAACTCCTGCATCCTTGGATTGTACAGCAGAGAATGTGTTATCATTACTAATAAATTTATTCCAATTCACGGAAGTATCTAATGTCTGTAATTTTTTCTTTTCTGCATCACTATAAATTTCTAATAAATCGCATTGTTCCTTTCCACTTTTCGTTGTTCCAGACCATGTTCGCATGCCAACTAGCACCCAGGTACCGCGTGCTAATGTATTATCTCTTTTACCTCGTCCGCGAAATTTACCACGAATGACACACAATCGTTCTATATCGTCGTCACAAACAACCGAGCACATGCTACCTCCGAGAATGCTGAGTATTTGTGCATATATTTCATCATCTTCCTTATTTTTCAAGCGAGTTTTTGTAGATGCAAATTTTGTATTGACCACATTTTTGCGCGCTTGACTTTTATGACCACTTCCACCATGAGTATTTTTTACCATTTCTTATTTTAGGTTATAATTTGTATGTTTATTTTTATTTATGTGAGAATGTTTTCATTCAATTTTTTTAAAAAAAATAATCATTCTGAAAATTTTTATTGACCAATATAATTTATTTATTTATGAAATTTATTTATACCTTTTTTATTTTTCCATTATTCACTAGTACAGTGCCAATTTTTTCTGTTTTTTGTACATTTTTTACTCTCGCATAAAGTATATTTATAGGAATTTTAGATTTTTTATATTTTGGTGAAATTTCTTTGCATAATACAGCGCCCTGCGTTATAATGTATTGCAATTGTTTTTTGTCAATATTTACCGGAATTATCGCAATAACATGTGCCGATGAATCCTCGTCTATATGAAACCATATATCATCCTCGGATGCGATGTCAATTATTTCAAAATTTCCTGCAGCAGATTTACCAATATAAAACGTAATATATCTATCTAATGATTTATTCAACTTCTCTTCGGTTTTATAAGACATTTTTATGTTTTATGTTTTATGTTTTATGTTTTATGTTTTATGTTTTGCGTATTTAATATATAAATTTTTATTTGTATTCTATTTTCAATTTTATTTATATATTAAATTATTTTCCGAATATATCTGATCCGAATTGTGGATTTCCTGTACATAAAACAGTATTTGCTGCATAAAATATGTTTTTCATTTTTAAATAATGATTATAATTGTGGTCGGTTGCAGATAAGAATCCACATTGTTCAAAAAAATGAACCAAATTAGTTGCGCCTTTTTTTGTAACAATATATGCCAAAGAACATGGATTTACACCATCATTAAGAATGCAAATATTATCATTATATTTTTGTCCTAAATTATTTACTGCATCATTATCTTCATTAAACTCCCATTTTATAAAATGTTCATATACAGCATATTGATGAAATCCAATATTTATTATTTCTGCATCTGTCGGAATTGAATCCATTACTTTAGTTAAATAGGTTGAAAAATTATTTCTAAAAATAACGTCATCTTGACATATAATAATATATTCATAATTTTTTTCAACCATCTCTTTTAAAATATAATAATGACTTAATTGATTTCCCTTCAGGCTTCCTATTGTGTATGGGTTATTAAAATTAGTATTTTTGAAATTTGCATTATTAAATAAATTATTTTCAGTATCATTAAATTGATATGTTTTACCATCTATTGCTTCAAATCTTACAATTTTATCTGTCGGTAGATTTTCTTTATTGCATTCAGATAAAAAATTCTCATTTCTATCTGTACGTCTAGATAAATTAATATAATATAATTTATCTATTGTATCCATTTTATAAATATATATATATTATTTGTTTTAATATTATTTTTTTGATATAATATTATTTGTTTTAATATTATTTTTTTTTATATATTTGGATCGATCCGTATTTGCGATGTTACCCGAAGAAGTTAGTAATAATAAACTTTTTTATTAGACCATTGTTCATCACTTGGTGTATAAATTCCTTTTTTTGATTCAAATATTTTATATGTAATATCTTGTTTCAAAAGTCCGATACTTCTCTCTTGCACTTCTTCTGTTTGTTCATCAGGCTCTAAATTATAATTATCATGAAATTTCTCTTCATTATTTATATTATCAAAAACAATTGTTTTTGTTTCGTGATTTATGGTTCCGTCAAATTTTTGAATTCTTTCTGCCCATAACGGTGTAGATGCCGCATAATATAACCAATTGTAATGATACATGTTTAATAATTCTGGGCAAGAATCTCGTTGCAAATGAAATAAACCAAGAAGATGTTCGCTATCTATTGCATATTTACACACTTTTGGAAGAATTTTATAAGAATAGAATTTCGTTTCTTGGTCCGTATATATCGTTTTATATTCTGAAATATTTTCGTCTTTTCCAACTACATACAACGGCCTACCCATTTTTAGAGGTATTGATAAAGAGTAAAAGTGTATAATATCCGAAATTATTTGTTCTTTGCATGCATTTTGTGCCTGTTTTTTCCAAATAGTGGCTTTATTTTTTGTAATTAATTTGCGTTCTTCACAGAAATAATGCGTGACTTTGTTTATATCTTCTGTTTCGAATGAATTATGTAAAATATAATAGGTAATTTGTTTGTAATCCATATTTTTTAAAAGTAGCGATATATCTTGATTAAGTTGCTCACATTCGCTCAGACTTATTTGTTGCGCAAAATGGCGTAACAAGAAAACATCCGAGTTCCATGGTCTAATATGAAAATTATTAATAATTTGTGCAATAATTTTATCTGCTTCTTCGTAGTGGTTATTGGCAATATTTATATTCCATTTGTGTTGCTTTTCAAAAAGAAATTTCTTGAAATGTTGATTTAAGGATGCATAAAAATCATAATAAATTGTCCAGAAATAGTCCCATAATTCAGTGCTAAAACCGGAGTAATAAAATTCGTACGCCCAAAAGAGGGCCTCACGATTCTTTTTTAAAAGAGAAATCAAAATAGATAATTTGACTTCATCCTTGATATATAAATATCGCGTAAATTGTATAGCGTTTGACATTTTAATTACTTATTTTAATTTTATTTTTTTTACGATTATAAAATAATTAATTTATATTTCAATTTTGTTTTTTATTGTTTTTATTGTTTTTATTGTTTTTATTGTTTTTATTGTTTTTATGAATATTATTTAGTAATAGCAATATTCATTTATAAATAAGATTTTCTTTAGATAATATATAAAGAAAATGACATCGGCATGGCAAACTTTAGTTTCTAAAATTTATAAAGAAAATAAGGGAACAATGAATGCAGAGGGTAAGCCTTTTTTGCCAAAAGACGCCATGATGTTAGCGAAAAAGGTTTATAAAAAACCGGAAGGTAGTGTAACAAAATCCACCGGAAAACGAGGAAGGAAGAAGCGAGGTGGTGCGGATCCTGTTGTTGCTGGTGCTACTACTGGTGCTACTACTGGTGCTACTACTGGTACCGCAAACTTAAATACAACCCCTACACCAAGTGCGATGAATTCTGCTATAAATACTGCAATGGCAGCCGCGTCAAACATTCTAAATCCTACTACTACTGGTACTACTACTGGTACTACTGGTACTACTGGTACTACGGGTACTACTGGTACTACTGGTACTACTGGTACTGCAGTGGGCGGCAGTAGAAAAAAGGGTCGGTCTAAGAAGCGAGGTTCCAAAAAATCAAGAAAGACGAAAAAAACAAGGAAAACAAAAAAATCCAGAAAATCAAGAAAATAATTAATTATCTAGCAGAACCATCTAATAATAAATTAAACTCTGCTGTAACCGCTTCATAAGAAATCTTATCAAAATTTTGCATATTTTTCTTCAAAAACTCAATAAATTTTTGAATAAAAACGTTTTTAATCAAATCGGGATTCATTTGTATTAAAAAATGGGCCAATTGTAAATACAAAATACAAAGCCCATATATATCCCATTTACAACTTTCCGAAAGTATTTTCATTGTTATCTCCTTTTCCGACTTATTCACTAGAGGATGAAGAGAGAAAATCCAATTTTCTTGAAATTTCTTCCAATAGTCCTCTGAAAAATGGAAACCAGCCGTTGTCATATTTTCTATATAATCCTCCAAAACGCGGTGTATCATTCCGGTAGAAAGGCTCTTTAAGCGGTTTTGCGTCATATAACATAAAATGTGGCAGGAAACGGGCCAATGTGTGCAATACGGGGTATAGTTCGCGAATAATTTGTATTTTCTCTCTTCATTCATCTTTTGGGAAAGAAAACTATGGGAGAAATGGTGAAGGATAGGTTTTTTCTGAAAGAAAACAACAGAGTCTGCGCAAAAATTGAAATGCACTATTTGGGCTTTCTTTAGAATTATACAGGTTTCTAGTAAATCTTTGAAACTTTGCGCGCAAATATGGAGTTGGTTTTTGGAGTGGAATATTTCTTTAAATGATGTGGGTTTTCTATTGGGAACTGTAATAAGAATGTATTTTTCTGCGTGTTTTTCAAAATTTTCTTTAATGGTTACAGGTCTTTGAGATTGAATCGGCATAAAATAATGGTAAAAATATGGAATTGTTTTTATAATATAATGTGATATCTCAGCATCATTCAGAGAAAAAAAATCAGATTTCACAATTTTTTGAACTAATTTGTGGTCATTTTTTTTGGGCGCATCTGATTGGTCTTCTGGGGGGTGAAAATTTTTTATTTGGTAGTTGTGGTGCATTTGTATTTGGTTTATTTTTTAATTATCATAAAATAACGATTTTTATATGTTTTTTTAATTTTTTCGCGAATTTCTTCAGTATCTGTCATGTTTGCCTGCAGCAAACGCTTAATCTCATCTTTTAGCAAATCTGTATGCTGAATACAAAAGTCTTTGAATCCGTCCGATGGCTTATAAGTATCGCTGGTTATTCCCTTTAAAATGTGATTATCCATCGCATCCAAGGTATCTTTATGACAGGATACGTAAATACGGCGCTCTTTTGGTTCCGGTTTTGTAGTGCTCTTTTTTCTGAAATAGTAGCGCGCACTTTTGAACATTTTATCTAAAATATCACCGCAATATCCAAGTTCATCCAGGCGGCGAAATTCATTATTCATAGAGTCCTCGTTTTCTTTTATCCAAAGCTCCCACGATTCTTTAAATACTTTACGTTCATCATATTGATGAACCTTGGAAAACTCGTATAACTTTTCCATAAAATCGGCGGAAAACTTGAATCTATAAATATTGATTTGTACGTCTGTATTTCGCTGTAAGTCATTTATAATTTTCTCTCGCGAGTCTTCTCTTAAATCTAAATTATTATTTGTACTTGTACTTGTATTTGTATTTGTATTAATATTAATAATTTCTGACATTTTTATAAGAATGTGTTTTTATGATACATTCATTATTTATGCTAATAAGTGTTTCAATTTTTTTAGTTTTATAATATAATATGAATAATCAACCAAGAACTTACATGATTTCATCTGAAACATTTTTGAATCGTTGTAGCGAAAATTATCGCAACATAATTACTATCAATCTATTACCACTTGGACCATTGGCGAAGCATGTAGTTCGCTTACAAATGCCACGATTGTCCCATTTTGGTTTGGAACATCACGAACAATGCGCTCTTGCATTAACATCATTTCGTGTTGGAAATAATAGTTTTAATCAAAATTATATAAATGGGACTGGAAATTTTTCTAGAGGATTGCTATATGATGATGAAATTGGTGATTTGTTTTCCTTTTTGCTTGTGAATGGTTATACGATTGATACTAAATTAACCAATATGATGAATGCAAGTCCTGTAAAAATGAACAATAAAAAAATTATCTGTTTTATAACCTATATTGGCGAATAGGATTTTTATTAAAAATTGAATCTGAAATATGATTATATAAATAATATATACTCATAAATAACATGGAATTAGAATTAGATTTGGAAATGGAGTTATCCGCTTCTTTACATAATTATCCAAAAGAAACACAGGACTCTGTACGAAAATATTTACAACAATTGAATGATAAGGAGAAAAAAGCATATAAAATTGCAAAAGATCATCTTGGAACCTCCTTTCATATTGTGAGAAGCGTTGGATATAGTGAATGGATTTTAAAAACGTCTTAATTTACGGGATCCCTTATTTCGTCGTGACCTGGTAGAATTTGTATTCATTTTTGGCATGCGCATTTTGGAACCGCGTTTCTTATGTGCTTTGCGAGTTCCGTTGAATTCTTGAACTGCGTTGGATATGCGGTTTAACGTATTTTCTTGCAATTTTTTTAATTTTTGGTATTGTTTTTTACCTCCTTGTTGCGGATATTGTTGTTGTTGCTGTTGTTGCTGTTGGTGTTCTAGATTAAATTCAGGATTGAATTCGGGTTCAGGTATTTGAGGAAAAGGTTTGTCTAGACCTTCTTTTATTTCCGAAACCGCGTTAAAACCGGCGGATACTGTATTCGCCATGGCACTTGTACCTGCAATAAAGGCGCGAGCTATATCAAAAACTGCTTTTACCCCTGCAATTACTTCTCCAACAACAGGCGCAGTTTCCGCAACATCTACGCCAACTTTTATTGCCTGCTGACCCATTTTCGCCAACATATCGCCAAAAATTTTAACTGCTTCGTCTATTACTTTTTTTAATGCAGGAGATACAACTTGAACTAAACCTTGAACCATTTGCAATAATTTTAATTGCATTTCAGGATCTCTTAATCTTGCATTAAATTCATCAATCAATTTGTCCGGTTCTTGATTTTCTACATTAACACCAAAAAAATCACCCAATAAATGAATCATTGCGGACCCGCCTTTTTTGACTAGATTGGTTACAAATGTTAAAAATAGATGTGTTATTTGTTCCTCCTTTGATTGTGGTTCTTGGTTTTGGTTTTGGTTTTGGTTTTGGTTTTGGTTTTGTTCTTGTTGCTGATATTGTTGTTCTTGTTGTTGTTGTTGCATTGTTATATTATTATTAGGTTTTATTTTTTTGTATTTACTTTATTTTGTACATATATTTATATTTAATTTATTATTATTTTTGATTCATTCTTTTTGTTTTATTCATTTTTATTCCTTTTGATTCATTCTTTTAAAATCCGCAAAGCTCATTCCATATCTTTTATCAACTATTTTCTTTTCCACTTTTTTTAGGAAACTGAAATTGACTATTTTACCTTCACACGAATATCGGTTTGCTCGTTCTTTCACAATAACATCTTTGTTTTCATTTGTAACAGAAACCGAATTTCCACCGGTTGCGTTAGGATTATGAATTGCTCCCGTTTTTTGCGAGGTTGCATTTGGCGCCCTTATAGACGACGTATTATAATTTTTCATTTTTGCAAATACGCTTTTCTTAACTAATGCTGTTGTATTTGCTGTTTTTTCCTTTTCCTTTTCTCTTTCTTTTTCTTCTTGTATTTTTTCCTTTTCTTTTTCTTTTTTGTCTGTTAATTTCTTCTCCGCATCTGTTATTTCGTCACACATATTTACATGAATGGATTTGCAATTATTTTGCACTACATAATGGCGACTGGCAATTTCTAAAAATCGGTATGGTATGGTGTTGTCTGAATAATAAGTAAATGACTCGCGTGAATGGTCATAATACATGATTAGATTACCTAGAGGCGTTATTTCAAACAAAAAAGTGTTTTTCAATGTTGCCAAACGTTCTTCTGAAAGTGGTGTAGATTCTAACTTTGTATATTGCTCCAAATATTTATCTTCTGGTTTTGGTTGTGGCTTTTTTTCAGGTTCTTCGTCTTCGTCTTCTTCTTCTTCTTCTTCTTTTGGTTCTTCATTTTCATTTTCATTTTCAAATAGTTTGTTTAATAATTGATTTTTATAATATAAAAAGAAACTGAATAAAAATTCACGTGTTAAAGGTTGGGATAACATGGCGACAAAAAAATACAAAAATACATAATCTACAACATGGAATCCGGCGAATTCTAATTCTATTTTTTCATTTTTATTTATTTGATTTATTTGTTGGTCTTCATTTAGAAAATTAAATTCTTCTTCTTCTAGTTCTTTTGTATTTGTATTCATTATTATATGTTACATTAATTTTTTTAAATCATTATTTAGTCTTTTGATAGGATTTTTTGAAGAAACTCAACATGGACGACTGATTTGTTATTTTTGGTTTTTCTTCTGTTTTTTCTGTTTTTTCGGTTGTTTCTTGATTACTTGGTACAGTTATTTTTGGTTCGGGATACATTTGCTTGCGTTTCAAATCAAATAATTCTGAAATTTCTTTTGACAAATCTGCACATTTAATTAGTTCATATGTTTGCTGGGTATTATTCGGATGAAGCCTGACCAAATACAAGTCCGTTACTTTTTTTCCATATTGCTTTTCCAAAATCGCCTTATAAGTATTGAGCTGCAAACTATAATGCCAATAATTCGTGTCGGGTAAATGTTTTACACATTTCGTTGTTGCCGTTTTACCGAAATTGTTGGTTTGTATAATTTCCTTGGCACGTTTCCAGTCATAGATGGACAATGTTCCATCCTGATTTTCATATACCATATCAATGGAACCGGCGAGTTTTAGTTCTTCATCATAAATCATCCATTCTGTGCGATATGGTTTGAATTGGGGGTTCTCTTGCGCATATTTTAAGAAATAATTCCACTCATCTGATTTATTCGGCGATTCCGGGTGAAGCGTTTTATAATTTTCTGCGAGAGTTTCATGAGTGTAATCTGTGGTCTGGAGTTCTTGATTCATAAAACACTCAATATCAAAATGCAAATCAGTGCCGGCTCCGCTGACAGCGGCACCATTTTGCGACCACTGGTCTTTGATTTCTTTTGCAGTTAGACCCCAGTATTTATTATCGGGGTTCCAATTCTTACCGGACATCATAAAACGAATAACTTGGTCTGCGTCAAAATGGGGAAAATGGCTGTGGTTCCATTTGGTGACGGACGTATATTTGTATCCAGGGTCCGTTAGAATAGTATATACATGGGTGGGCTCATCAAAGACAAGATTGGAATCTCTTGGATGAGCATTTTTTGTGGATAAAATCGGTTTTAATACTGACATTCTTTCTTTATTTTTACGATACAGTTATTTGCTGAAAAGCATTTCAATTTTTATTTACAATTCTTTTCTAATTCTTTGACACGTTGTTTTAAATCTTGGGTTTCTTTTATGAGAACTCCGATTAATCCAATATAATTGATGGATTGTGTAGTTTCTCCATCTTTTACCCCTTCTACTAAGAATGGAAATATTTCTTGGACCTCGTGCGCTAGAAACCCGATATTTGGGTTGTTAGTGTATTTTTGTGTATATTTAATTGGTTTTAATAAATCTACCGAGTCTAAAACGTTTAACAGTTCAATATTTTCTTTGACGCGATAATCGGAAATGCAATTGAAAGAGCCTGATACAGTTGTTATATTTGCGGTACTTGCGGTAGAACCTGGATTAGAACCCGTTGCATATAAACTGGAACCAGTTGCTCCAGTTAAGGTCCAATAATTTGTTGGGGTTGGATTAGTACCAACATATGGTAATACTCTTCTGGAGGCAACACCGAATCCAAAACCACTGAATATTGAAGTACCTATACCTGTCCAAGTTGTTCCATTAGATGAATAGGCTATTGATTTGGTTCCTTGACCAACCGCAACCCATAAAGAACCATTCCACGCAACACCGTATCCAGACAAACCGAATATGTTTGTACCTGGAATCCAATTCATTCCATCAGATGAATAGGCTGTTGAATTGGTTCCTTGACCAACAGCAACCCATAAAGAACCATTCCACGCAACACCGGATCCATAAGTACTGAATATGTTTGTACCTGGACTCCAATTCATTCCATCAGATGAATAGGCTGTTGAAGAATTAATTCCGGCACCAACAGCAACCCATAAAGAACCATTCCACGCAACACCGTTTCCAAAATAACTGAATATGTTTGTACCTGGACTCCAATTTATTCCATTAGATGAATAGGCTATTGAATTGGCTCCGTTACCAACAGCAACCCATAAAGAACCATTCCACGCAACACCGGATCCACCACCACTGAATATTGATGTACCTATACCGGTCCAAGTTATTCCATCAGGAGATGTTGCTATTGAATTGGTTCCGTTACCAACAGCAACCCATAAAGAACCATTCCACGCAACACCGTTTCCAGCACCACTGAATATTCCCGTACTGCCAGTAACACCGGCCCAATTTATTCCATTAGATGAATAGGCTATTGAATTGGTTCCGTCACCAACAGCAACCCATAAAGAACCATTCCACGCAACACCGGCTCCATCAGTGAATGTTGTTGTACCTATACCTGTCCAAGTTGTTCCATTAGATGAATAGGCTATTGAATTGGTTCCGCTACCAACAGCAACCATAAAATTATCACCCAGACCAGGTGCGCCGGTTGGTCCGGTTGCGCCCGTTGCGCCCGTTGCGCCCGTTGCGCCCGTTGCACCCGTTGCTCCCGTAGAGCCAGTTGCACCCGTATTGCCTGTAGAGCCCGTTGCGCCGGTTGCACCCCTAGATCCGTTTGCTCCTGTAGAGCCAGTTGATCCCGTTGCACCTGTAGAGCCCGTTGCACCTGTAGAGCCCGTTGCACCTGTAGAGCCCGTTGCACCTGTAGAGCCGGTTGCTCCTGTAGCTCCAGTTGCTCCTGTAGAGCCGGTTGCTCCTGTAGCTCCAGTATGACCAGTAGCACCAGTTGCGCCTGTTGCACCAGTTGCGCCTGTTGCTCCCGTTGCGCCCGTAGAACCAGTTGCACCAGTTGCGCCGGTTGCTCCTGTAGAACCAGTTGCACCTGTTGCGCCGGTTGCTCCTGTATTACCAGTGGCGCCCGTATTACCAGTGGCGCCCGTATGACCAGTTGCTCCTGTTGCACCCGTCGGACCCGTCGGACCCGTCGGACCCGTCGGACCTGCTGGACCAGTTGGACCAATTGACCCATTCGGTCCCGTTGGACCAGTTGGACCAGTTGGACCAGTTGGTCCTGTAATTGCTCCACAAATCACCGTGCCATCCATAAAATAAATGCATTCTACATTCAATAAAGAATTCCCACTCATATCGTAATGACTTTCTGAAACAATTTTAGAATTGGTCTGCCCAACAACATTGGTAACAGATAAATTATCACTATTCGCGTAATGATTACGTATAATATTATTTGTGGCAGCATAATTTAATCCACCATATTTTCTAAATGGCATATTTATTTATATATGATATTAGTATTTAATTGTTTTGATGATGTTCTGCAAAAAAATATTTTAACTCCTCTGCGATGCGATAGCCGAAGGAGTTTAAAATAAATCTTTTATTTTATTTTATTTTTAAGTTCTTTGACACGTCGTTTTAAATCTTGAATTTCTTTTGTGAGAACACCGATTAATCCAATATAATTTAGGGATTGTATATTTTCGCCATCTTTTACTCCTTCTACTAAAAATGGAAATATTTCTTGGACATCGTGAGCGAGCAAACCAATATTTAGCTTGTTAGTATATTTTTGTGTGTATTTAATTGGTTTTAATAAATCTACTGAGTCTAAAACGTTTAACAGTTCAATATTTTCTTTGACACGATAATCGGAAATCGCATTAAAATACCCGGAAAAGGTTGTTATATTTGCGGTACCAGCGGTAGAACCTGGATTAGAACCCGTTGCATATAAACTGGTTCCGCCTGCACCTAAGGTCCAATAATTTGTTGGTGATTTAGTACCAACATATGGTAATACTCTTCTGGCTGCAACACCGTTTGAAATAAGACTTGAAAATGGAATACTTGTAGAAGATGTCCAAGTTATTCCATCAGAAGAATAGGCTAATGTATTAGTTCCGGTACCAGCAGCAACCCATAAAGAACCATTCCATGCAACACCAGATGCTATATTACCTGTAAATGGAGTACTTGTAGAGGGTGTCCAAGTTATTCCATCATAAGAAAAGGTAAGTGTAGTAGGGAATGCCATCGTTCCGGAACCAGTAGCAACCCATAAAGAGCCATTCCATGCAACACCAAATGCGGTCGGACTTGAAAATGGAGTACTTGTAGAAGGTGACCAAGATATTCCATCATAAGAATAGGCGAGTGGATTGGACCCCCCACCAGTAGCAACCCATAAAGAACCATTCCATGCAACGCCATGTGCAACAGAATTTGTAAATGGATTACTTATGGAAGATATCCAAGTTGTTCCATCAAAAGAGTATGCGAGTGAATTGGTTCCAAAACCCCCAGCAACCCATAAAGAACCATTCCATGCAACACCAAATGCTATATTATTTGTAAATGGATTACTTGTAGAAGATGACCAAGTGATTCCATCAGAAGAATAGGCGAGTGGATTGGTTCCTTGACCACCAGCAACCCATAAAGAACCATTCCATGCAACACAGTTTGCTATATTATTTGTAAATGGAGTACTTGTAGAAGATGACCAAGTGATTCCATCAGAAGAATAGGCGAGTGGATTGGTTCCTTGACCACCAGCAACCCATAAAGAACCATTCCATGCAACACCGTTTGCTATATTATTTGTAAATGGAGTACTTGTAGAAGATGTCCAATATATTCCATCATAAGAATAGGCAAATGTATTGGTTCCTACACCAACAGCAACCATAAAATTATCACCCATACCCGCGAATCCAGTTGCGCCCGTTGCGCCCGTTGCGCCCGTTGCTCCCCTTGCACCCGTTGCGCCTTGGACGCCTTGGGCGCCTTGGACGCCTTGGGCGCCAGTTGCGCCAGTTGCGCCAGTTGCGCCAGTTGCGCCCGTTGAGCCCCTTGCGCCCGTTGCGCCCGTTGCACCCGTTGCGCCCGTAGAACCAGTTGCGCCAGTTGCGCCCGTTGCTCCCGTTGCGCCCGTAGAACCAGTTGCACCAGTTGCACCCGTTGCTCCCGTTGCACCCGTAGAACCAGTTGCTCCGGTTGCTCCCGTTGCTCCGGTTGCTCCCGTTGCACCCGTTGCTCCCGTTGCTCCGGTTGCACCAGTTGCTCCCGTATTACCAGTTGCTCCTGTATTACCAGTTGCACCCGTTGCTCCAGTTGCTCCAGTTGTTCCTGTATTACCAGTGGCGCCCGTATTACCAGTGGCGCCCGTATTACCAGTTGCACCCGTTGCTCCAGTTGCACCCGTCGGACCCGTCGGACCCGTCGGACCCGTCGGACCCGTCAGACCTGCTGGACCAGTTGGACCCGTTGGACCAACCGGTCCTTGGGCACCTGTTGGACCTTTAAGCGTACCACAAATCACCGTGCCATCCATAAAATAAATGCATTCTACATTCAATAAAGAATTCCCACTCATATCGTAATGACTTTCTGAAACAATTTTAGAATTGGTCTGTCCAACAACATTGGTAACAGATAAATTAACACTATTCGCATAATGATTACGTATAATATTATTTGTGGCAGCATAATTTAATCCACCATATTTTCTAAATGGCATATTTATTTATATATGATATTAGTATTTAATTGTTTTGATGATGTTCTGCAAAAAATATTTTAACTTCTTCGGCTTGCAACTATTTAGGCTCGCTTCAAAAATCATTTATTTTATTTTAATTTATTTTCCAAATCGGTAACCTCTTTTTTTAGGTCTTGAATTTCTTTTGTGAGAACACCGATTAATCCAATATAATTGAGGGATTGTGTAGTTTCTCCATCTTTTACCCCTTCTACTAAGAATGGAAATATTTCTTGGACCTCGTGCGCTAGAAACCCGATATTTGGTTTTTTTGTACCTTTTTGTGTATATTTAATTGGTTTTAATAAATCTACCGAGTCTAAAACGTTTAACAGTTCAATATTTTCTTTGACACGATAATCGGAAATCGCATTAAAATAGCCGGAAACGGTTTTTATATTTACGGTACCAGCGGTATTACCTGTAGAACCCGTTGCATATAAACTGGAACCAGTTGCTCCAGTTAAGGTCCAATAATTTGTTGGGGTTGGATTAGTACCAACATATGGTAATACTCTTCTGGAGGCAACACCGTATCCAGAAGTACTGAATATTGAACTACTTCCAGTAACAACTGACCAACTTGTTCCATTAGATGAAGTTGCTATTGTATTGGTTCCTTGACCAACCGCAACCCATAAAGAACCATTCCACGCAACACCGGTTCCCCGAACCAATATTGTTGTTGTACTATTCATAACCCCGGTCCAAGTTATTCCATCAGATGAATAGGCTATTGAATGGGTTCCGCCACCAACAGCAACCCATAAAGAACCATTCCACGCAACACCGGATCCACCGGCAGAAAATATCGCTGTACCTAGACCTGTCCAAGTTATTCCATCAGGAGATGTTGCTATTGAATTGATTCCATACCCAACCGCAACCCATAAAGAACCATTCCACGCAACACCGGTTCCATAACCACTAATACTGAATATGTTTGTACCTAGACTCCAATTCATTCCATCAGATGAATAGGCTGTTGAATTGGCTCCGCTACCAACAGCAACCCATAAAGAACCATTCCACGCAACACCGGCTCCATAATCACTGAATATTGAAGTACCTAGACCTGTCCAAGTTATTCCATCAGGAGATGTTGCTATTGAATTGATTCCATACCCAACCGCAACCCATAAAGAACCATTCCACGCAACACCGAATCCATAATCACTGAATATTGAAGTACCTAGACCTGTCCAAGTTGTTCCATTAGATGAATAGGCTATTGTATTGGTTCCGTCACCAACAGCAACCCATAAAGAACCATTCCACGCAACACCGTTTCCATCGGTAGAAAATATTGCTGTACCTATACCTGTCCAAGTTGTTCCATTATAGGAATAAGCAAGTGTATTGGTTCCAAAACCAGCAGCAACCATAAAATTATCGCCAAGACCAGGTGCGCCGGTTGGTCCGGTTGCTCCTGTTGGACCTGTAGAACCAGTTGCACCTTTTGCTCCCGTTGCACCAGTTGCGCCCGTAGAACCAGTTGCACCAGTTGCTCCCGTTGCACCCGTTGCTCCTGTTGCACCCGTTGCTCCTGTTGCACCCGTTGCTCCTGTTGCACCCGTTGCTCCTGTTGCACCCGTTGCTCCTGTTGCACCCGTTGCTCCTGTTGCACCCGTTGCTCCTGTTGC